CTGGAGCCGGAGCGGGTGCAGGTGCTGGAGCCGGAGCGGGTGCAGGTGCTGGAGCCGGAGCGGGTGCAGGTGCTGGAGCCGGAGCGGGTGCAGGTGCTGGAGCCGGAGCGGGTGCAGGTGCTGGAGCGGGTGCAGGTGCTGGAGCCGGAGCGGGTGCAAACGGCCTAATTTCAGGAGCTGGGGTTTCCGTTGGCGTTTTAACAGGCGGCGGAGTATAAGGCTCGATAATTGGGGCTGGAGCCGGCGGTTTAATTACAGGCTCGTTTTCAGGAGCAGGCACTTCTTCCGGCGGAATTACAGGTTCAGAGGGAGCGGGCACTAAATCTGGCTTTGGCTCATTTTCCGGTGCTGGTACATCTTGCGGCAAAATCACAGGCTCGGCAGGAGCCGGTGTTGGCGCGGGTGCTGGAGCGGGTGCTGGAGCGGGTGCTGGAGCAGGCGCGGGCAAGCCAGCGGTGGGTGAAGAAACTATTTTTTGAACATCTTGCGAATATCTATTTAATCTTGCAGTTTCAGCATCGGATTGGTTTGGAGTAAGTATGGGATTTACAACTGTTTCTCCCGACGAAGTTACAGTTAAGGCAATCCCTGCGGAAGCAAGAAGCTGCTGCACGTATGGATTAGACGCAACAACCTGAGCAAATCTCGGATCGTTTGCTGCAAATCTAGCAATCTGTTTTGCTACTTCTGGGGCCGCCCGAGCGGCAGTTTGTGTTGCTGCGCTTGCAGCAAGCGGTAACGCCAAAGCAGGAAGCGCGGCGGTTTGTTCGCCAGAGGTTACATCCTCAAATACTTGACGTGCCATGGCTTCGCCAATGGCTCCAGCTTTTTCCTCATTAGAAAGAGGGCGATCTCCGACGGCAGCCTGAGCTATATTTAATTCATTCTGATAATTTGGGTTTGCTTTTAATTCAGAATCAATTAGTTTATTTGAAACGGTTGCTTGTTTAGAAACATCAGAATTTATTTGAGAGACAGCATTTGCTGCGTTAGCAGCGTCTTCTGGTGTTGCACCAGCACTAATTGCGGATTTGTAAGTTGAACTCCAGAGATTTTCTTCCCCAGTTTTTGTTTCAAAGCTAGAATTTGCTGCATCAACAATTGTTTTTGCAACTTCGGGGGTTTTTAATTTATCTGCCGCATCTAAAGTTCTTTGTAAACCGTTTGCAGCTGATATAGCACCCTGGATGTTTCCAGAAGAAATTGCCTCTACAACTCGAGCCGCAGCAGCTGCTGTTTGAAGATCCTGGCTTTTTGTTAATTGGCCTCCTATTTGAGCAACAGTTGTCCAATCATTTTTTGATACGGCATTTACCAAGTTAGCGGCTCTTGCAATATCTGAAATGTTAATGTTTCCAGAAACATTTATGCTTCCAACGCTATTAGAAATTGTTGGGTTATTTATTAAAGAACTTACTACGCCAATTGGATCGTTGTTTTTAACTGCGTTAGCTACGTTTAAAGCGGTAGCTGTATTTGTGAACCCACCCACGCCGGCCAGTGACGCAAGGCCTCCCAAAACGTTTCCTTGTTTAATAGCTAAGGCCGCGCTTGCAACCTGAGCAAAAGGTTGAACACCTGGTATAAAAGAAGCAGCAGCAAGCGCAGTTGATATTAATTGTCCTTGGCCCGTGTCCTCGCCGTAAGTACTAAATTGTACTTTTCCAGTTATAGGGTTTACAAACATATTGTAACCCGTCATGCCTGGACCGCTGTAAGTTTTACCGATGTCAATTCGATACGGCTCAGTCGCTTGTGTCCAACCCAAAGTTTGTGTTGGCGTTTTAACTATTTTTCCAACTGACACATCCGGTAAATAGTATTGAGTAAAAAAGTTTCCTTCTTCGTCTCGAATTTGGCGACTTTGAACTTGTTTTAACTCTTCAGGAGTTAATTCACGACTAATGCTGCTTCCACCTTCATCACCATAAGGGTTGTACGCCGACACCATGTATTTTGGTGTTGTTGAACCTTCCTCAAATCTTTGGGACACCGAGCCTTCACGCAGAATATCTTCAAGTTTTAATTGATCAAGATTAGTAATACCTTTGCCAATTAAACCGCGGGCCATATCTAAAACAACTTGTTCTCCGGCATTTGGATTTCGACCAAGCAATTTTGTTGCTTCATCATATCCAAAACCTACACTTTCTCCCGTTGTTCCAAAAATTCCTCCACGCAACTCTCCAAGGTTTTGGACAATTTGTTGCGCCAATGGCAAAATTACAGTCTTGTCGTATATGTTTCCAGATCTGTCTACTGTTGCCTGTTCTGCAACATTCAATCCGGAATACTGCGGTGTCATGTTTTTTGCAATAAAATATGACGCTTGTTGCTGCGGTGTTAACCCTGTGGCTTTTTCAATGTCGCCAGCAGATACTTTAAATTGAGAAATTGCATTTGCAATTGCTGCAGGATCATTTTGATTTTGTTCAAGAAAATTTTTAATCTGCAGGTTTGTTAAAGGCGCTATTGGAGCCGGAGCTGGAGTTGGGGTCGGGGCTACGGTCGAAGGCAACCCAGAATAGGTCGGCGTGATGTTTGAGGTTTGAAAATAAGAAGCTTGTTGGGCAGGTGTGTAGCCCGTGGCCGCAGCAATATCAGACGCGGAAATGCCAAACTGCGCCGCAGCGTTTGAAATAGCTTGCGGGTCAGCTAGGTTTTGGGCGACAAAGTTGCTAATGTCAGCAGCTGAAAATTGCCCTTGATTTCCGAAAGTTTGGCTCATAGTTCTATATCTACTTATACAAAAAACGCTATGATGTCGTCCCGTTAACTGAGCTTATTACAACCTTTGCCCAGTCTTGCCAAGTATCAAAAGTGTCTGGCCCCGGAAGAGCAAACACCGAAAACGTCGGAAGAGCCGCCATGCTATTGGCGAAATCTTTCCAGTTTGGCTCAGTGAGGTAAGGCAGCGGCTCCTCGCCAAAATAGTGGATCATGTTGCCGTTCCAGTTTTCCCACGTCATGTCATCGGTGAGAAATGGGATGCTTTGGTTTATAACGGACATTACGGGCGCTCGTCGCCGTACTCGGCAGTAATTAAAACACGGCCCATTTCAAAGTTGCCGTTGACCGTATTAGAAGAAAACTTAATTTTTGATTCGCGGTTTTCGATTCGCAAATCAACTTTACCGTCATCTGGGCCAAACGTAAATATTGTTGAGTTAGACTGCTCGCCCCTAGCAAACTTTTTGCCAAGAATTTGCAAAGTCATGTCCCCGGTTTGCAAAAAGTCCGGTTCAATACGGCGAAGGTGAAGTCGCCGATTCACTCCTTTTGGTGCGTCTTGCGACGGGTCCCCGCCGACCCAGCTTATGTCGCAGGTGGTAATAGAAGCTGGTATAGCAAGCACGCCGTCATCGCTTTGGCTATTAACGCTGTATTCTTGCTGCCATATTGTGTAACCATTTCTAACTGGATACACCGCGCTTCCTACAGCGGGCGGCGAAACAAACGCTGCGGTTGCCGTGATTAAGGTTGCGTTAACTGCTAAGATGTACTCCGCAGTGGCAACTGTGTAATAGTCATCTTGCGGGTTTGTATTAAACTGGAAGTTAGTGCCCGGCGGCAGATTTGATGTTGCGTCGCCATTTAAATAAAACTGATCGTTGCCCGGGGCTGGCTCTCCGCCAGGGGTTGCGATAATCGTGATTGGCTGGCCGAAGGTAGCAAAGTACTCCCAGCCACACCAAATCGGTGTCGGAAACACCTCAGTCGTGTAACCACACGACCTACGCGCTCCGTCAGCCTGACCTGCATCGTACCAGAGCTTATCTTTAACGTTGTAGATGATCGCGTCCGTGCATTCTGTTGCCGTGCCGCGGGGATAAAAAAACCAAATCTCATTATATCTGGGCACTTTTGTAGCCCAAACTTTCTGGCGTTGCTCAAAGTTCAGATTGTCGTAGAACCAGTTTATGTTTTTATCGTTGGCTAACACCTGAACCGAGCCGTTGTATAGATAAAAACGGTCAACGCCAGCCCAGTAATAAAGACCGTCCATTTCTACGACGGCATTTGATGATAGTATTGAGGTTTGGCTGGAAATGATGTCGTACTTCCAATACTGCTGTGGATTGCCAGTAAAAGATACACGAATAAGGCTGTCCGTTGCCCAAAACAATCCTGACGGAGAGTTAGTTCCGCCGCGCACCGGCATGCCCTTTACTATCTTACCCGCGGTCATGTTGACCCGGTTAGCCAGCGGACCATTCCAATCGTTAAAGTTTTGGTCCGCGTAGGTTGCTTCGACGTGGTTATTTGCTATAAAACCATTTGATCCGTAAACAAAGATAAACGGATACAGCACGCACACGCCGCCGTCTACTTCGATTGGAGCATACGTTGGGTTTGTTCCATAGCTATCTGACAGCGCGGAAAAACTCCAAGTGTTTCCGGGTCCTGGTAAAATGTTTCCTGCGTACACCGGCGTTGGATTACCGTTGTCAATGTTTTCTAAATTTAATCCTGGATGAGCAAGGACCTGAAGCGCTCCGCCTTGCGGATTATATTGCATGTCAAATTGCCACAGTATTCTGTCGCTGCCAATTGGAAACGTGCTTGTAGCAATCCAAGCTGTTGACGGCGCCGATATTGGCATGGCCGGGCTGACTGTAACTGTAGTATAAATGTTAGCCGGAACAGCTACAATATTGTCACTATTCTCGGCATCAATTATGTCGCCGGCTTCGCTTAACAAATACTGATTGGCAACATTGGCGTTTGAGGTAACTGCGGTTACCGTGTAAACTTGAGCGCCTGGAGTTTGACTAAAAACAATTTTTGTGCCAACTGGAAACTTTGACACAAGATTACCCAGCACAGAAAAACTGCTGGCGTTTGAAAACATAATTGTAAAAGGGGAGTAGCCTACTTTAATTGTTGCCGGGTAAGGCCCGCTTCCCTGACCAAGTGTAGTGCCAGTAATAAAAGCGTCAACTGTGCTTTGATTACCCACAAACATGTAATTTAAACTGTTGTAGGCATTAATAATCATGCCTCGAGGAATGCCGCCCGGGTCGCGAAACATCTGCCGATAGCCGCCCATCTTCTTAGGCACGCCGCGCTGAAACCGAGTCCAAACACCGTCGGTAAACTCTCGCGACTCAAACGTAGTTCCGTCGCGTTTAATGCCAGGCTTTACACCCAGCGTGTAAATCAGCGCAAGGTTTTGGTCAGCCATTTTTAAAACGTGCCGCCGGGAATTAAGCCTGCATTAAATGTTGCGGTGGTTGAGACTTGGGGCGACCCTGGGTTTGTGTTGTTAAAGCGCATCATGTCAGCGCCGTTGGTTGCGACACGCATGTCGTTCGTGCCAGCCAAATACAAGCCGGTGTCGGTGTTGCTGGTAAACGTGAAGGACGGAGCAGACACGGAGCCGTTATCGGCGTAGTAAACGCCGGTCGTGGATTGTGTCAGGATGTACAGGTCCACCCCATCGCTTAACAGGATGGCCGTGACGCCGTTTGCAAAGGACACCGGAGCTCCGAGGCCACCATCAATTTGGAAAGTGATTGAATACCCGCTTTGTCCTGTGGCGTTATTGACCACATAAATCTGCGTAATGGCCGGCAGAGTAACGGCTAGGTTTTGAGTTCGCGTTCCCGATGTCGCAACATAAGTCTGAATGGTCGGCGCAAAAGTAATAAGACTTAATGTGTTTCCAACAATATTATCTACGTCGTAAACGGCGGAACTGTACGTAACAACAGACTGACTTGATAAACCTATTGTAAAAAAGTGCCCTGTGTTTTTATTAAGGCAAACAAGCGCAGAATCGCCGGGATAAAAAGTAACTGTTGAAGTGCCGTTAATTGTGTTGGCACCTTGAGATGACACTGATAATGATCCAGTGCCTCCGTTGCGGATCATTATGTACCAGCCTGTGCTTACAGATGCCGCGGTTGGGAGGGTAAACACACCGGCGCCGCCAGTCCAAACATAAGAATAAGCACGAGTAGCTTCATTGAGTGTGGGGGCTACGGCCGTTTCAATAGTTATTGTGGAGGTTTGCAATAACCCGTTTAGGTTAATTAGCCCGTTGCCGACTAACGACGCAGCATCGGCAGACGACGTGCCCGTTCCGTAAGTAAAGTTACGATAAACGCCATCGGTTGTTGAATTGTTGGTTAGATAAAAATACCGAGCTTCGCCGGCCGGGATTGATACGGACGGTGAACCGGATTGCACTTGTACCGTAAAAGTGTTGCTACCAACGTTTCTAAACAGGATGTCTGTACCGACAGACTGCTGATTTCCTGGGGGCAGCGTGATGGTTAATCCGCCCGTAGTGGCGTTGCAATCCATGATCCGGGCCACTGCCACGGTCGTTCCGCCGGAGACCGTGTAGTCGGGCCAAGATAGCTCTTGGTTGGTGCCAAATGTTAGGGCACGGTAACTGACGTCTGTAGGCTGTACTACGTCGCCTGTGAATGGTGAAGTGTATGTAGTCATTACGGCTCCAACACGTTAGTGTTGCGGTCGATGTTACGGGAGGCATTTTCTGCCTTGAGCGCGGTCATAGTGGCATCATACATTTGTTTCCAAAGTTGCAACTTGTCCGGACTCTTAAGGTAAGTCTGAGCTTGCAACAGCGTACCAAACAAAAGTGCCTGCGGCGCTTCGCGTGTTATTAAATTTTCTTGGTTTGTCGAATCCAGTGGCTGGATTCTGCTGTAGTAAATAATCTCAACCGTGTAGGCCGCGTCCGGAACCGGGGCAAGCATCCAGTGGTTGTAATCATAGTCTGCGTAGTATTTAGGTTGCCCTTGTGCGGATTCTCCTTGATACTGCGCCACGTACTCTTGGGAGCGATGCAATACCGGCTCGCCAGCAATCTTCATCGAAACAGTCTTTCTCCAGCGTGCCGGTTTAACTAGCACCGAACCTGGATTACCAGACGTTGTGGTTGTAGTAACTACACTTAGTTCCCACAGTGTTTTTACTTGAGCCGCAATCTCTTGCTCGGCCATAGCAATCAGACGCGGGATTTGCTCTACAAAAGAGTCATCATCCCGCTCTGAATACCTGATCACGTCTTGGACCAGGCTGTCGTAAGTCATCACATAAGCTGACATAATTTACCTGGTGTAGTAATGGATGCTAGGTTGATAGTAGATAGGCGACTTATCGCGCTCTTCGTCTGCCGCCATTTGATACCATTGATCGGCTTGCTTCTCCAGGTACGCAACTCGATTCATGTCCACGTTTGGTAACTGCAACGCAACTTGGTGTGAGAGCTGTTTTTGGACTGCGCCAATCCAGCGGTTGGGAATGTACAACTCATTTGTGAGTGTACCAACATCTTGCAGCTGCTTCTCAATGATTAATTGAAAGAGCTGGAAATCATTATTAGGAATCGGCCACAGATACATCTGCGGCGTGATCTGGCGGTCAAACCAAAACTGCAGCGAGCGCTGACTTTGAAACTGTTTGTTTGGGAGATTCCAATAATCGTCACGGTTTAGCCGCGACAGAGGAATGTCTTGTTGGGTGTAAGAAAAAGATAGCTGGCGCAACGAGAATGTTGACGCCACGGTTTCACGCAGCCGGTAGAAGTTTCTCAGCGGCGTCGGATCGATTGGGAAGTAATACCACTCACGATCTGCCAACGTGATGGTTGGCAGTGTCTCCCGCACCGTCCAGGTAATGCCGTCTTCGCTTGTCTCAAATACAAAATTATACGTCGAAGCGCCGTAAGCATTAAACCCAATCTGATAAATCCGCTGGCCCTGGGTGTACCCAGCGCCAAAAAAGTTAGCCCCGATTGTAGATGTGGCAAACGTATCTAGCGAATTATCAAACAGATTACCCGCGTTGGGGTTACTCACCGGCAGCGCTTGGGAGATAGCCGGCGTGTCAATATAACGCCAGTTAGCCTCGCGCACATCAATGGTGCCCTCTGGCAGCGTGATGATGGTCTGGTCTTTTACAGTCCCAATCAGTTTATTTTCCAGCATCCACAGGTTGACCCCGCGGTTGGAAAGATTTTGGAGAATGTAAAAGAGCGCCTGTTTGCCGGCGTCAATATACTGAGAAGTTTGCTCTTCGGCAGGCTTGCCCGCCTCTCGAAAAGCATACTCAATCAGTTGACCAACGTTTATTTTGGTCTGGTTGGTCGTGCCCGAGTAGGCCATGGATTATCTCCCGCGGCCGGCTGCTCGCTTAGGGGCCTGGGATTTGACGCGCTCGGGAAGGTTCTTTTTGGCGGGGCCTGCTTTTACAAACTCTTTGCCAACTTTTTTGGGAATGCCAATATTGCTTTTACCCGCCGCTGCGGCGTACATAGCGCGCTGCTGTGCCTTTGATTCGATAGGCATTATATCCTCCCTCCCATTGCTCGACCAACCGCTGTAAGGCCTCGCATTAGGTCTTCTTCAGCACCCATAGGATAAGCGTTGCCCATGCCGCCTGTGGCAGTAGCCGCACCCATACCACCTTGCGAAGCTTCAACCGCCCTAGCGGCGTCTGAAAGCAGGTTGCTCATGTCGTCTTCTCTACCAGCACGCATCGTCCCGACAGAACTGCCTTCTGCGTACCCAATAGGCTCCTTGGATTTTTTGGCTGCTGCGGACGGAGCCGACGCCTTAGCAGCCTTTGTCTTTTTTACTTCAGCAACCTTTTTGCGATCTTCTTTGTCCATCTTCATGCTGATCGCGCCGCCGTCTTTCATGGGGTTGCACAAGCCACCGGTTTTGTATTTATTAACCACGCCGCCGGTCTTTTTGACGCGCCGGCCAGTCTTAAGCTTAAGCTCCGTTTTGCCCTCGCCTTTGTGCTTGGCGCCCTCGTGCTGGCCGACAGCCTTTTTGATCATCGACTTATCTTTGGCGATGTCCTTGGCCTCTTCCTTTTCCTCAGAGTGTTTTTTACGGGAGACATAGCCGCCTTCTTTATAACAGCTGATGTCAGACTTCATTTTGACATTTGGTTTAAATCCTTCCACGGCAGTGCTCCTTTTAAAAGTTGTGGATTCTCTTACTACTTATGCAAAAAACGGGGCCAAAATAGCCTAGCTTAGGTATAGAGCTTTCTCGTCTTTGCGGCGTTTTACCAGGCCCGGCAGCTCCTTGCCGCCTGCCTTAGTCCACGCCATGAAAGACTCGGCTGCCTCATCAAACTCTCCGCGGTTGTGCTTCATGCGGATGGTTGACCTCTGCAGGTTACCTAGACCAGCGTTGAAAGCGAATGAAACGAGTGCACCAAAGCGACCAGGAGTAAGGCCATTAGGACATAATCTGAGTACCCCTGTTTCAAACCTTGCCAGATCTTGAGCAAGAATCTGGTTAACCTCGTCCATGCTGAGGGTTCGGTCCCAGCCGTCGGGGATGGGTAGATTTTTTCTATCCTCAAGCTTTACTCCAATGTGCCGCGGGTCAATTACATGGCCTACCGCAGTGGTCCAAAGTAGCGCCGGGCAGCGGTAAGGGCGTGTTCGCACGCCCTCGTGATGTTTTATCATCTCGATAACGCGCTGCTCTACTTTCATTTCTTAAACGACTGAGTGCCAAACCAAAATGCGATTACGGATGAGAATATGATGGCGCTGTCCTCGTCCCATAGCACCTCCATGGCCATCTCAAACGGCACTCCCGTCTTCCATGCATAGAAGAACCCAAAAATGTTTACAAAGAGCAGCATCGAGAACATGCCGTAGGTAATTATTGGCCGCACGGAAGCTCTCAAATTTATCACCCATTGCGATGCGCCCTTGCCAATCTCAATGTCGTGCTTGTAGAGCGCCTCTCGCTCCTGCACCGCGGTCTGCATCGCCACCTGATCTGTGCGGATCTCCTCGATGCGGGCCTGGGCTACATACCCCGCAGCCAACATCTTTAACTCGCGCTCAGTTTGCATCTGGGCAAGCTCGAGCTCATGCTTCTTATCTGAGCGGTCCTGGAAGAAGTCTAAGATCTTGGGCAGACCGCCCATCAGAAAAGATATGAGGGTAGAAAGTAGCGTGATCATTTAGCGTCTCCCATGCTGACGGTGTCGTCACCCTTACGTACGGTCACCTTACCGTCCTCAACGTCCACACGCATTGGCGGCTCTTTCTGATCGAGTCTGGCGATTAGGTTTTGTATTACCTGAAACTCAGGCTTCTCTTCCTTATCCTTGGTGCCGGTAATGCCACCGATCATGGAGATCAGCGCCATGATGACGCCAGAGGCCATGCCCACGATTGGAGTCAGCGCCTCGGAAGATAGCTGCATGGCCGAGTAGATTACCATGCCAACCATCAGCACAATGGCCGGGATGCCTATGACCCCGATAACCTTACTTGCCAGTTCCTTTGCAGTCTTTTCCATTACCAGACCTTTGTTATTTTTAGGATTGCGTAAATAATTAGAGCGCTTAGGCCGAGAATAAGCCACTCGTTTCTTGTGGCCCGCCTGTCTGAGTCGTACTCTTTTTGCAGCTCTTTTCTATCTTTTCTTATTCGATCTTCTAGCGCTTGGACTTCTTGGATGGCGCGCTTTCCAAACTCTTTTTCTATCTGCTTAAAGGCCTGCTCTTTTTGTCGCCTGATGTCAAAAAGGATTCGGTACTCGTTAATTGCGTCGATGTACATCATGTCGCCGCGTCGTTGTACCTCTTGCTGTCGGCGGCGCCAGGCGACGCGAGCGCGTGCTTCTTCATCAAGGAAGGTGTTAACCTCCTTGGCGGTCTCCTTTATCTCTCGGCCGGCGGCTATTGCCTCCTTGATCCCACCCAAGGCCGATTTGACAACCTGCGACGGATCGCCGGGGTCCGGTAGTTGTGGCAAGGTGAAGCTCCATTGTTGTTATTATTTGTCTACTTTGTCATCCAGGCGGTCAAAGATCCTGGTGAGCATGGCCTTAATCTCGTCTATGTCACGCTTGTAGTCGTCCTTTGTGACGTACAGGAGAGGCATCTCGGCAATCCGGTCCTCGATGCGGATGATGGATTTGGAGAGGCTGTTGACCACCCAGCCGCCAAAGAATCCCGCCAGGCCCACCGCGATGTTGATAATTGATTGGGTTTCCATTATGGTTTCGAGTACTTAGCCTTTACTGCCAGACATGCGTCAATATACTCCCACCCTTTTTAAATACGCCCTTGCCTTTGAGGACATCGGCTTGAGTTACCTTGCCGTCGCCGGTCAGATCGGGGAAGTCTTTAGCCATGATTTACTCCTATGGTTTCGGGTACTTGGCTTTAACGGCCAAGCAAGCATCTATGTACGCCTGAACCTGTGCCTGATCGCCCTTAACAATGCCATCAAGGTAATCTTTGAAGTTGGGGTATTCGGCAGCGCGCTGGGCTTTATATCCGTTAGCGGCCTGCTCTGCGGCCCATGCAGCCTCTTCAGCGTCTCGGACGGCTTCTTCTTCTGGTGTAAATGGAATTTTTACACCGTCAACCATGTGATGTCGTGCCATGATTTATTCCTTAACTGTTTGCTACGCCGTAAAGACGAAATGTGCCAGATGTAATGTTTCCTGAACTCATCAAAAACCTAACTGCATCTACATCTGCTGCGGATAATCTTCTACCCAAACCTTGATCAACTACGAAAATTTGACCAGAATCATCTACACCATTTCCGCTGTAACCCACTGAAAAATAAGTTGCATCCGATGGTTTCCACAAATAAATCCAACCATTAAACCCTAATTCATTTGATGCGTTTCCAAGTGAATAAGAAATTCTTATGAACGAATCTGTTGAGCCTGTGTTTCCAGAAGCATAACTACCACTTGATAAAATTCCAATACTTTGAATATAGTCATAATCTGATGCACCTGCATCATAAGATGATCCATTATTAGTTGATGTTCTCATACGCAAAACTGCACCATCAGTAGCAGGCAATGCTTTTACTATTTGAATAGCATAAACATCGTAAGTTGAACTAATTCCAGTAAAGTTAATCGTTGCGCTATTTGATGCAGTTTGTGTTGAAATATAAACAAGCGCACCCGATGCTGGCGTAGCAAAACTTAGCGTCCCAGAGCCGTTAGTCTGAAGCACCTGACCGCTTGTGCCGTCTACGCTAGGCAAGGTGAAGGTGACATTTGACGCAATACTATTTGCCGCTTTCAGCGCGACGTAGTTGCTGCCGTTGTCTGTGTCCTCTGGCAGGCGAAGTTCTGCGCCTGCGGTAGAGTTGCCTGTTACCGTGAGCGGGGAGGCGATGCCTCCGGAAATACTCACGCCGCTCGAGGAGACGGTCAGTTTGGTAGATCCGTCAGCCTGCAGTTCTAACTGGCCGGAGGCGTCCCCGGTCGAGATCAGGCCACCAGATCCGGTAGACGTTGCGTTAATAGTTGATGCCATAATTTACTCCACTAAAATCCAATAAGTTGTTGGTTACAACGGTTTTGCAATACCAGAATTTATTAAATTTAACCCATTTGGAATTTGATCTGGCATTAGTATTTCTGACTCTTTGCTTTCTGCGTTACGCAAAGCATGTACACAGTAAGCAACGGTATTGTCTTCAAGAGCTTCAATAAAGTGCCTTTTTCCGGCTTGGGTTAAAAATATATGAGGGGCTTTAAAAATTGTTTCATTTCCATCAACATTTACCTTTACGGAACCATTAGCTAATAAAGTTAAATGATCAAAATTGTGAATATGACCTTCGTTTTTATCTCCGGTTTTTGCAAAATACATTTGCCGAATCCATAAGTTTGCTGCAACCGTCATTTTTGTGTCCGGATAAGCCATTACCATTTACCTTTTGGACATTTTGCTACTTGAAATTGAATTTTTGTTTTTATTGGGCAACCACAAGCTCTACATTGCATGACTTTAACAATTGGCATCAGTCTTAATTGATCACATTCCATACAAGTTTTTAACCTTGTTGCTTGTAAATCTTTAACACTAATAATTTGTAAATTCATAATTTATAAATTAGCAATTGGAATTTCTATTGGGTTATTTTGAATAATTCCAAATTCTACTAATACATCTCCAATTTGTTTTTTAAATTGAATTTGTTCCCACATTTCAGAATTTGCTATTACTTCTGGATCAAGTTCTTGAAGTAGTGATTCAGAATTTATTAAAGATTTTCTTGTTGTTGTGTATTCGGTTCCAACAAGAGGCGAAATGTATGACAGGTCGGCATCTGGAGAGATTTGTGCCGCAATAGCCTCTACGGGAGAAGCAAATTGCTTGATGATATTTTCTAATTCTATTTGGTCTTTTGGTAATGGGTTAGTTAATTTTATTTGCGCCCAAGACCCATCATCAAAAGTGACATCTACAATTTTTAATTGATCATCAAACTTTGTAATTATATATTTCAATTCATTCATGCTAATCCTCCGGCTACTGTGCCATTATTGTTTAAAGTTACGCTATTAGATCCTTTAACTAAATATCTGCCAGCGGTTCCAAATGTAGATCCAGAAGATCCAGCTACTCCACTTCCAGCATTTCCGTTTGCTCCGGTTGACCCAGTTGCTCCGGCGGTTCCCGAATTTCCAAATGTCCCGCCATTTCCACCTGTTCCACCTGTTCCACCTGTTCCTGCGTTTGTTCCTCCAGCGGCTCCAGCAGACCCACTCAATCCGTTAGATTGAGATTGGCTGTATCCTTGTCCGGCTCCACCGTTGCCCGCAGCGCCGCCTGCTCCTCCGGATGTGGTAGTTAAGTTGTAGCACCAACCACTAGCGCAGGCGACACCACTTTTTTGTGGAAGGCAATGTCCTGTCTCGCAAAACGAAAATCCGCCGTTATTACAACCTGCATTGCAGGTTGGCCCATCTGCGCCCGGGTTTCCGTAAGTTTTAGTTTGGCCTTGTCCTCCGGTTCCACCTGCTCCGCCCTTACCGCCACCGCCACCCCCGCCGCGAATGTTTGCGCCAGAATTGTTGTTGATTACAACAGTTTGGTTTGCATAATTAGCGTTAATTGCATCGCCGCCATTACCACCAACTCCACTTGTTCCAGCAGCCCCACCAAAACCATCAATGTTTCCGCTATTGTTAATAGTGATTGTTGATCCAGTTGGAAATTGACCAACTGTAAGGGCTGTGCTACTTCCAGTTCCACCAACTGTTACGCCAGAGTTGATGTTTAAAATTACATTTTTTGCTTCTGTTGGCGATCCAGCAGCCGTGAACAAATTGTAATTTGTTGTTGTCGCTGAAAGCGTCAATGTAATTGTTGGAAGCCCATAAGAACCTCCAACAAATGCACTAATAATTCCTGTCACGAAACATTCCCCGTAATTACACAAACCGTACCGCTGATAAACAAGATATTAGCCACACCGCGAGTTGCTAAAGTTACCGTTGCTTTGTCCGCATCTGTTCCACCAATATAAGCGGTTGTAATCGTGCAGGTGATCGTAATGTTGCCTGTAGTGTTGTTAAAAATAACAATTGCATCACCTTCAGAAAAGGTAGCGTCAGGAATCGTAATCGACCCGCCGGTTCCGACCTGAACATACTTACCCACGTCCCCGGTTGCCAGGGTGTAGGAGCCGGTCTGAGTACCCACTGCTGGGACATTCAGAAAACCCAGCGTCGAGGTCGTGGTCGGCATCGTGACGGTCACGTTAGACGCAACCGATGCAGGCGCGGTCAGCTCGATGTAGTTGGTGCCGTTGTCGGTGTCCTCAAACAGCCGAACCCGGCCCTGTGTTGTAGAGGTTCCCTCTACTGAGACTAAACCGTTGCCGTCAATAATTGTGGACATAATTTACTCCGGTTTCGTGGGCCACGTTACGTTGTGGGGAAAGCCTGCCTGCGCCGGTACATCACGCAGGGCTTGGCAATAATCTTTCCATGCCTGGCTGGGTGTCATGTCGCTACGGAAGCGCCAGTCGGTATCAGACAGTCTGCGGTTGCGATCTGACCGCACCGATCCGGCCACCTCGACGTCCTTCGCGGCCTTACCCTCGTCATCCAGCGTCTGGACGACATACTTGGTGTGCCACTTATTCCCAATCTGCTCGACGCCCTGCCGAGCGACATACTCATACGGGCCGGAGGTTGAGGGTTGTGGGCCTTCAAAGACCGGATCGACACCGATGGCCTCCATGACCTCGTCGGTCAGCCGGTCAAAGGACGGGCCGTTGTTGTCTTTTAGGTACTGGCGAAGTTCTGATTCGTACATCACTGCGCCGGTTTGTCTGAGTCTGATTTGCATGATTGTTCCTATGCTATTGCAAAAAACAAGAATGTTCCGCCATTTGCATTTAATGCCGCCGGGGCCGCTGCGGTGACTTGGAACCCGACCGATGTTGTGTCTACATAGTTAGTATTAGTAACTTCAGCCGCAGTGGAATTCAAGAACAGGTATGGATCGTTACCTGACGATATGCCTCTGGCTGAGTCGTACACATACCAGTCACCAGTTGAGTCGGTGCGCTTGATAAGCACAAATCTAGCCCCACCGGTAAATCCGCAATTTACGGTTTGCAGTGCGCCGGTTCCTGTGTATGAACCTACTTTGCTGACGCCGGATACAGAGGCAAATAGGTATGCAACGTAAGTATATCCAGAGTTGTTTTGCGCTCCGGTTACAGATGAGTAGCCAGTTGTATTCCCAACATCAAATGTTGTTGAAGTTGCTGCACTTGGCAGACTACTACCATTTAATTTTCCAGAGGTGCTATTTAATCTAATGTAAATATCTAATGAGGGTAAAAATACAGCCCAGTTATCTGCATTATTACGGCTCTTAAAAATTAACATTTCCGGTGTAGCGCCAAGATTATGGCTTACATTGTTTGTATTAGCACCATCTCCTGTATAGCAAACCTCATCAAAGAATCCGGGGGCGCGGCGGAATTGCCAATTGATATAACTATCTCCATTGCCGTTTACAGTACCAGCATCACCAAAAGATTCGCCTGTTTGATTAAATGAAGTAAGCGTTGTTGCGCCAGTTAATTCTGCATCGGTCCCAGATGTAATTAAATACTTTGTAGCGCCCCTTAATTTGTCAAATACAACAGATTTGTCATTAAGGTTAGACGGACGATTGCGAGTGATCACCAGATCAGGAGGAAACGCCAACCCAGAAATAGAGGCGGTTGCTCCTGTGCCTGTTCTTACAGTTCCTTCGTAAACACTCGTCCCACTCGTAGGAGTCTTCATCGGCCCACGGCGAATGGCGATGTAGATGTAGGTTGCTCCATTTATATTTGAATACCCGCCAAGCGGGTTAAAACCAGTAGCACTTAATTGACAAATACCATCAAGGTTTTCTGTCGCACTTGAGTTTGCTTCAAGAACAGCATCATTAGATGCAGCAGAATTTGATGTAACAATCCCGCGCATATTGTCAACCATTACCCAAGCACCGTTAGTGGATGAATCACTTCTTTTAATTAATAACCACTGAGGTTCATAGCCGAGAGAAACAAATTTAGAACCGTCAGATGTTCCATCGCCCGTGTAACTACCACAACTAACTACATTATCTGATCCAGTTAAGCCAAAGCCACCTGCGTCATGGGCGAATAGGTAGGCTACGTAGGTTGCCCCATTTATATTCATCGTCGCATTTTGGTTAGTAGCCAGCGTAAAGTTAGTGCTACTAACTGCGCTGATCATCGGGTTTGCCCCGCTATCAGCAGCATCCGTATAGTTTAGATAGATATTTTTATTGGCAATACTACGATGCCAGCACCACCAATCACCTGTACTGTCGGTGCGCTTGATAATGATAAAGCCGGGGCTGGAGTCAAGATTGTGGCTGATATTGCGAGGAGCAGAGCCATTACCAGTATAAGTAACTATGTCATAAAACTTTGGCTGCTCGCGGAATGTCCAAGAGACATAGTTTGTTCCACTTTTATTAACCGCCTCAGTAACAGTATCCGCACCTAGAGTAAATCCGCTTGTTGTAAATCCAGTAAGCGCAGTAGTTCTTGCAAATTGCTGTTGAGTTAAATTGGTACATATATCAAATGTTGCACCGCGAACGGTGTCATAAACTGATTTATTTGTTCCAACATTTCTTCCACCAAACCACACCATCCCACCTTTAGTGGACAAATCAATGTTGTTGGTAATGGTTTGTGTCGAACTATTGCCTGTATAAAGGTATGTGCTAAACACATCCTCGATGTATACCGGTGCTGCGGACTGGGCAAACTCCCCAAATCCCTGCGCTGATGCTGCTCCTCTTGTGGCGATCAACGGCATCGTTATTCCTTAGGCAAACTTAGTCTGAGCGGCAAAGACCGTAAATGCGGCGTTGCCCGTTTTGATCAATGTATACGTGTAAGCGTCAATGCTGCTGGCGTTACCAGCCGACCACGCCGTCCCACCCTGATACTTGGGCGTAACACTCGATCCATCGACCTGCACCACATTGTTGTAGTAAGCCGTTGCACCCTGGGTCACAAAGAAGGCCACGGTCAGAGACTCGCCGGTTGCCATCAGGGTATTCAGGCTAGTGCCGCTTGATCCACGGAAGTTAACCGTCCAGTTGGCCGAGGCGTTTGATGTGTAATACAGCACCGCCTGGGTTGTTACATCGTAGTTGATCGTGCCGGTGGCTGCCGTAGCCGAGATTGTGGCGGTCTCCAAGACATCGGCAATCTTTGCTCCAGCTACGCTACTTGACCCAGTTAACGTAGCTTTACCAGAAATTGTTGCACTTCCAGCAAAAGTTGCCGATTGGTCTGTGCCTAATGTTAGTGCTGTAGTCGTTCCGTTGGTCTGTAGAACTAGCTGGCCAGTTGTATCGCCAGAGCTAACCAGCGCGGTGCCGGAGGTGAGTCCTGCTGCAATCGTACTCATTCGTTACTCCTTAAATTACTACCCAGCGCTGGCCGCTGGAGACTGTTATCGTGATGCCCGAGCCGACCGTGATGGGCCCAACAGAAAATCCGTTTGTGCCGGCAGGAAATGTGTAGCTCTCTGTTGCCGTCGTTGTGTTTACCACAATCGCGCCGCCGGCCTTGTTGCCACTTCCGCCAATTGCCACAACAGTACCGCTGCCGTTTTTTGTGTAAAGTAGTTTATCCGTGACGTTAACTGCAAGCTCACCCACCAGCAAATTTGCCGCAGACGGTTGCGCTCCAGTTGTCGTGGAGTGATAGGTTTGTATCGGGGTGTAGCCTGCTTGTGCCATGGTTGTTATGCCTCGTAAAACTTAAGGTTTGTTTTTAATCTTTCTATCTCGGGCGCCATAGCAACTGCTATTCGCCCGTGTTTAATTGCCTCATCTTTTAATTGCAAATTGTGAGCACTTAATGCCAACAAATCATGCGGTAAATACCCCCACGCTGCCGCGTTGTACGTGTGCTGCGCAAGGTTTTGGGTTATGCTAAGTGCGGTTTTGACTGCTCCGTAGCATTCTGGCCACAAATCTTTTTTATAGCACCCGTAGGCCAGCTCGTACCAATTTTCTCTGAGCGATGGTTCTTCCGCGCACGCTATTCTCAACCACCGCATTCCATCTTGATGCAAATTCTCTAATGACCCGCCAATCATTCTCATGGCGTGGCTTCTTTCAAGAGGCCAAATAGCGCCTTTGAGTGTCAGATAGCGCTGCAACTCTGACGTAGCCTCTTCCCACATCGCTCTGTAAGTGTACTCACGGCCTAGATAGTACGACATGCGAGAACAGTTGGGGTCTTCTTGCACGCCGACCTTTAACATCTCTAAATACTGCCCACGAGACTTTGTTGGGTCGGGGTGATGTGACATAAGCACATCGTTTGTCTGCGCGTAAATGTCTTTGTGTCTTGAGTCTGGAGTAATGTACTCGTGGCACATATACTTCCAGTAATACCCAGACCGAGCATGAATCCTAGACGGATAGAATATTAATCCGTTGCCAGAATCAAACCCAAAACCCATCCTGGTGTGGCCGTCATTAAATATTTTCTCGACGTAATCTCGCCAGCCTGGTTTTAACACCTCATCCAAATCCATCGACACGCACACGTCGACGTCTTTGGGCACTAAAGACAACGCGACATTTCTTGCCGCATCAAAGCGCCAGGGAGACACAAATATCTCGTAAACCTGAGCGCCGCACTCTTTTGCTACTTCAACGGTCCTATCTTCCGAACCGGTGTCCGCTATTAATATAAGATCTGCATCTTTGGCGGAATCACAAAATCTTTTTACGTGCTGTTCTTCGTTTTTACTAATTGCATATACAGCAATTTTCATCAAACGCCTCTCTGTTAGAACGTACCTCCGGCAACGTCCTTATTTGTCCAATATGTTCCATTATACGTTAATACCTGACCGGCAGTAACGCCAGTCGTATAAACATTGTGCAGCTCGCCTAATTCGTAACCGTTGTCAACCTTCATCCAGATCGAACCAACGTTATTATCTACACGCTCAACATAACCCAGCGTAACCAGATGGTCGGGTGCCGTAGGAGCTGTCTGGGTATACGCGCCGGCCGTAACAGCTGATAAGTATATTGGTTGGCCGGCGGTAAGGCCTGTCGTATTAAGTTTTTCAACCAGGCCCATCGCGGTGACAAAGCCTTCTTCGCCAATCGCGATGTTCTCGCAGGCCATGCCAATCGTAGATACCGAATTAGCGTCATTGTCTGCTTGCGCCAACAAGACAGCCATGCGATTGCCTTGCGCGCCTTCAATCCGGACAATCTGTCCCTTATTTATCTGTGCGCCAGTGTCATTGTAAACCCTAACAACAAGTTGCTGTCCAACTTTAAGGTTTACGTTACCGCCTTTTAAGCCGAACTCAAGCGTGCCGTTGCCGTCGTCCCACTGCATGCGCCCTGGCGCCTGAGTAACGCCCGTTGCGCCGGTAGCAAACTGAACGTAGACCGGCGTGCTAAGCGATGTGACGCCAGTTACATCACCTGACGGTAACGGTCCTGTTGCGCCGGTGGCGCCTGTTGGGCCGGTCGGTCCTGTTGCTCCGGTTGCGCCCGTATCGCCAGTGGCTCCCGTCGGCCCTGTCGCTCCGGTTGCACCGGTTGGGCCAGTAGCGCCTGTCGCCCCTGTCGGGCCCGTAGCGCCCGTCTCACCTTGCACGTTCGCATTGATCGTTGTTACGATGTACGAAATTGTCCCGTCGCGATAATACGATGTCAGCGTTGGATTTGCGCTAACTGCTTGCGCGTACAGCGTTACTTTAATGCGGCTAGACGTGCTTGCAAGGGTTGTTACCGGAACATAAATAGAGAAGTCAAATATCGACGACGAGCCTGTATTAATTGCTGTTCCAGTAGCATAACTGCCACTTGCAAGCGTCTGCAGCACCGTTGTGCCATCAGATGCAACCTCCTGGAGTACAGACCAAAACCTAATGTCCGCGGCTCCGCTTCGACTTGCGTACAGCCAAACGTTCCAGTTACCTCCAACAACGGTTGTAACACCAGGTTTGCCACTGGCCGTTACAAACGAACCAATTTCTGTTTCTGAAGATGAATTAGTGTTTGTTGTAACAGTTGTTTGAGCGCCGGTGTTTGGTATGTATAACAAGTCCCCAGATACGGGGCTACTACCACCAGCGGTGTCTAAGTATAAAACTAAACCAGAACTAATTCCGTTTGCGCCCGTGGGCCCAGTAGCGCCTGTCGGGCCAGTCGGTCCTGTTTCTCCAGTAGCTCCTGTAGCTCCTGTAGCTCCGGTATCTCCCGTAGGTCCAGTATCGCCGGTAACGCCTGTTGGGCCTGTTGCTCCGGTGTCTCCTGCTCCGGTTGGTCCGGTTGATCCGGTTGGCCCTGTGTCTCCTGTAGGACCAGTAGGTCCTGTGTCTCCGGTTGCACCAGTATCACCGGTAGCCCCTGTAGGCCCAGCGTCTCCAGTTGCTCCAGTATCGCCGGTAGGTCCAGTTGGTCCAGTAGTTCCTGTATCTCCTGTTGGTCCTGAGGGTCCTGTGTCTCCAGTAGCGCCCGTAGCGCCCGTCGGTCCTGTGTCACCTGTCGCTCCTGTCGGTCCGGTGGGACCAGTATTCCCGGTTGTACCGGCGCCGGTTGCGCCGGTGGGTCCGGTAACTCCCTGCGACCCTGTCGTTCCAGTGGGTCCCTGTGTGCCCGTCGGGCCTGTCGGCCCGGTGTCACCAGTTGCTCCCTGCGGCCCTGCTGGGCCGGTGGGTCCTTGATCACCTGTCGGGCCTGTGGGGCCGCCCAGGTTAGCAATTGAGGTAAGCTGAACTTGTTTTGTTATTCCCGTCTGAACAACGACGGTAAACTCGTCGCCTGTTAACGGGCCAGCAACCGGCAGTTGGGTTATCGAACGATCAGCCATTTTATTAGTATAATATGTCGCCAGGCTCGCCAGATGTTGTTGACTCTGGCGGCACTTGATCTATGAAAAATGAATCGCCGGCGCCGTTAGGCGCGCCCTGTGTAATCAAGTGGCGATTCTCAATAGCAATCGAGACATCCGGTCGGGGATGCCTGAGCGCGATGTTTTCTGTTTGACGTGCAGGCAGACGCCATGGATCAAAATTATCCAAGTCATCTTTGCAGACCCTCATGCCAGGGAAATTTGGATCCGGCATGAGGTCCACATAAGCAAATTTTCTGCTGCAGCGATCACAGATCGCTACAGACAGGACAGAGTTACCCCGGGTATCCAGGTAGATTGACATTTTAGCTTGGCGTTACGGCGTTACCGCCGCCGTTATCAACCCAAGTATCTGCAGCAGCTGAACCGGTTGCAATTTTAAGTTTGGTGTTTGTGGTTTCCCAAACAATACGACCGGCAGCTTTGCCAGTTGTATTAATTGCGTTTGCAATATTGGCAATCTCACCAGCGGTTACGTTGGTAAGAACTTGGGGGCCAGTAGCTCCCGTGTCACCGGTAGGTCCGGTGGCGCCAGTTACGCCGGTCGGGCCAGTAGCTCCCGTTGCGCCGGTTGGTCCCGTCGCACCAGTAACTCCAGTGGGGCCTAGCGGAGGAGCTTGCCATATTGGCTGCGCGCCGGTGCCTTGAGAAATCAATACATTTCCCGAGGCTCCGGTCGCTTGCAATACTGCATAAACTATTTCATTCGGGGTTGCTTTAGTTGTAGATGCGCCGCTGTTAGAAACCAGCGGCAACACGTCTACGGCAGGAGCTACTGTCGTAACCGCCGGCAGGGCTGATATTTTTACGTCGGCCATGTTACTTTATGCCAGCTTGAATTACAGTCAGCGCATCGCCAGACACACCAGCAGTAACCCGAATGGCAGTAAATGGTTGGCCCAAAAAGTCAGGGCCGTTAGGAGCAGCTGTGGGGGCAGTGACCCATGAAAAAGTCGGAGCAACAAAATTCCCGTTTACAACAGGGAACGGGTCCGTCATGGATACTTGGACAATCCCCGTCCCTGTTGCTGTATAAGACACCATAAACGGCGCGATGTACTTATCCAGAACTACAGGTTCTGTTGCGCCGCTCACCCCTGCTAATACAGTTGTTTGGCGCATTTTAGATCCTTATTAGAGCGGAGTTGCGAGGGTGTTGACAACAGCAACCCAAGGAGCAGCCTGGTTGCCGTTTCCTTTCCATTGCACTACGGAGCTTGGGGGCACTTCGACGCCGGTTACCGAGCCGTTAATTGGCTGGCTGCCGTAGCCTTTGAGTGTGCCAGTAACAGCACCTTCGTTAAACACTGCGCCTTGTGCGCCGTCATAACGGGGGTCTGCGGGTTGGGAGGTTGTCGTAAATGTGCCGCTTTGAACTTGCGGCAGAGTCATCGTTACGGCTGCTGTGGGGCCGCCGTTAGCAGCAGACAGTAGAACGTAACTTCCAGTTGCATCGAGATTGGCAGCAGTAACGCCAGCGCCAATGATGTAGGCGGTCGATGCGCCCATGAAGCCGCCAATAGACCGGACTGGGCCGGAGAACGTGGTCATAGCCATTATATTTTTCCTTATCTTAGAGGATGCCCCAAGCCGTCTCTAAGTCGTCAGCTGGGAAGTAACAGCTGTCTGAATGGGGCGATGATCTTCCTATTACCACTTATGCAAAAAAGGGCCTAAATAGGCCCTAATGCAAAAAGGCCGGTCTTTCAACCGGCCTTTTTGGTACTACACTTTTAACACCTTTTAGACACCGGCGGTGCCGAAGATGTTCCTTGCGTCATGCCAACCAGTAGCATAGCGCTCAGTTGCCTTGTAGCGCATGCTATCAGTTTCAAAGTCCCCCTCCATAGATTTCTCAAGAGGACGACGCATGACCAGCATCAGACCGTTCTCTGCGTCGGTCTGGATCCACCAAGCTTTCGTGGAGCTCAGACGGGTCACAACGTGTGCGCCCTTCGGAAGCATACCAGTCGACTTGATCGGGTTCAGATCGTTGTCAGCAGTGCCGGAACGAAGAACAGACTTCAGAATAACTTCAGCCTGGAACTCAAGTGCCGGGGGAACGATAAGCTGCTCTGCCTTCAGACGGATACGCTTACCATTGTTGTCAATGGCTCCGCGAATCTGAATGAGCATCTGCTCAACAGAAGTCTGCGACAGGTTAGCTGCAGTGGCCAGTGTGTTGCTGTAGGTCAGACCGTTAGCAACGGGGTGATTAGCGTTCACCAGAGTGACGCCATCGCCGCCGACATAGCCTGCGGTGAACGCGAAGTTCAGCAGGTTAGCACACAGGGTTTCCTTGGTTTCAATCATGGATTGAGCAAGGTGTTTGGCAAAAGTGCTGCCGATACGGATATGATCGCCGTCTTCCATCAGCACTTTGGTCAGGGCATAAGCCAGGCCATAGATTTGATAGATGAAGCGGGTGATATACAGCGTACCGCCTTGATCGTACGAAACCGGGGTTCCGTCGGGCATTGCGGGAGCTGCATTCATACCGAACAGCATTACTTCTTCGTGATAGTTGCGCGGAATGCCTTGGATTTGCTCAACAAACCCTTTCCACTCGTCATCACGTTGTTCGTAAACACCATCAAAGACTTCGTTGATAATCGGCTCGACTACCGCACGAAAGTCTGTACTACGCATTGGGGCTGCCATTTGCTAGTTTCCTTTCGTTGTTAATTAAGCCTGTGAAGCCTTGGGGGCCACAAACGAGTTATTTGCAATCTTGACTTGCACGATTGTGTAGGTGTCACCCCACTGGTTTGTTTCACCAGGGGGATAAGCAACTTCACGACCAAGACCGACAACGCGGACTTGACCTTGCGAGCCAGAAGCAACCGGGGTTGCTGCCAGAGCCGTAGTCGAGAATCCAGCTCCACCATTTCCAATAGACGTGCCGCTTGCGGTTGTGTAACCGGCGGTTGCGCTAAAGTTGTACTGGCGGCCCAGATAGGCAGTAGTGGCCGAGCCCTCAACTTGAGCCTCGTACACAACTTCCGGATCGGTCCATACCCAGAAAATGATGTCGGTGGAAGCATCTAGCGTGGCTTTAGAAGCAAACTTAGCCACAGAGCGACGGCCCTGCGAATCAGTAAACTCTACGCCATCAAAGACGCCGAAGACTGGCGACGTGGCTGCTGCCGCAGCAGCAATCGTCAATTGGCCAGAAGCATTGAGACCTACAGGCTGATACTGATAAAAAGCAGTTGATACACTCAGCGAGTACGGTGCCGTATAAGTACCACTTCCGGGGCTGAAGGTGTTCGTGCCAACGAAGGCAGTCGCACGGTCCAGGCCACTGGGGTGGTAAATGGGCTTCAGACCAAAGGGTTTAAATGTTGTTGCCATTTATTTATCCTTTGTTTGTTGAAGAATGTTATTCAAAGCGAACGTTAGCATTCGCCCTTGCGATCTCTTTCTCCATTTCCAAAATTCCGCCTTCAAGAATTGATCGCCCGCCTTTTCCTTCTTGCGAAGCGCTCCGAACTTGCGCAGTAATATTTTTCTGGTGTTCGAGCGGATCTTCCAGGTGCAGCATGCGCATCACTTCTTGATAGATCTCTTCTGGTAATTTGAAAAGGACCATCTCGTTACAACTAACACAGCCTTCAAACTTGCCTGAACTCATCTTGCCTAGCGATTCAAAGCCCTTGCCTAACTCGGCGGCTTTCACTGGCTCATAGCCTAAAGCTAAACGTTTGTCGATACTGTCGTACTGGTTAGTAGTGCTCAACCAGCACAAATGAAACCCAGGAATTACATCCTTAGGTATTGTTGGCAGTGCGCTATTCTGCCACTTATCACGAAACGCTTCTAGGCGTTCCCTGCGCTTGACATCTTCTTCGTTCGCAGTGTTGCGAGTCTTAACCTCATTGACGCGCTCTTCTAGGCGGTCATCTAAGTCACGTTTAATTCTTGCGTTTGCCATAATTATCCTCGATTCTGTCTATCGTACGCGGCGTAAGCCTTAATCATCGCGTTGCGCTTGTTTTGGTCATCCCATGCGCCCGCGTCCTTAATTGCTTGGACACGCTCACGACTTAGCGTGATTGTGCTGGCGGACTTGGCTGACGGATTGGCTGTTCGACTTGATGCCGTTGGGCTAACCCGTTTAGCGCTTGTCCCCGTCCTTGCTGCGTACCTATGAGGCAAACGTACAGCCAATCGATTATCCAGTTCGTCCCAATATTCCGGATCCGCTGGGTCCCATCCATCAGCTGCTAAATCTTGGTCGATCACTTTGGCGATGCGGCTGTCTGTGTCACGCGCCTGGGGGTCGTACCATTTATTCTTTTGCAACCAACCGGTTGCCAGCTCCTGTACCTCTGATCCCCTTGGAGTTGGCACGTTTTGAGCCGGCTGTTTAACCTGCTCCAGTTGTTGCTTTTTATAGGCCTGCATATTGACAAGCCTATTTTTTGCTTCTTGCAACTGCTCCAGATATTCAACCTGTGCTGCTGCGTCGTTACTCTGTGCTGCCTGTAGCAGCTTCATCTTGGCGTATTCGACCCGAGTTGCCTCGTCCTCGATTGCCTTGTCTACTTGAGCAAATTGGTAAGATACTGCGGTGTTTTCTACCGCAGCAAGGCGTCTAGCAAGCTCCTCATTTTTACGCTCAAGCGCGCTGATTTTGTGCTTCGCCGACGCTTCTCTTTGTTTAGCGAGCTCTTTTTTAAGCCTACGCTCTTCCCGACGAGCCTCGCGAATTCTTTGTCGATCTTCGTCGGTCTCTTCATCGTCGTCAGATCCGCTCTGAACATCCCCGGACTCTTCCAAATCAGCGTCGTCAGAGGCTTCAGCATCGTCTTCGGTCTCCTTCGCATCAACTTTCTTGTCTTCATCGAAAGGATCCTCTTCCATCTCCACAGCCGCCATTACTCGACCGTCTTCCAGTTCTTTGACTGGGATATTCTTTTCTTCTGCCATATCTCACCTTATACAAAGTTAATCTACAAAGGCTTTCATGCGCTGGGCATGCTCAAAGCTGCGAATCCGGCTGATTACTTCGCGCGCCTGGATGGTAATAAACACTACCGGAGCGCCCTCATCTTCTGGATTCACAACAAACCGGTCGCCGCCATACTTGATGGTTCTTACCAGGTCGCCTACCTTGCACCACGGGCCCTCGGGCCAGGGTTCCAACGTATCAGGGCTTTTATATGCCAGGGGACCAATCTGTTTGACTTTGGCAACCGTCTCGTTAAAGCGCAACGTTGCTCTGGTCTCGTCTACAAGAATGATCCCGCCTTTGCTTGCGGTTTTTTCCCGGCGTAGCTGCACAAGCACGCGGTCGCCGGCTACATCAATCCCAGGGTCTATCTCCGGGAAACACTCGAGCTCGGTTCGCAAGTCCGGCTCATCTTTTTGCACCAAATCAAATGCCATACGGCAGTCCTCCTAGGCTATTCAGCCTCGTCGTTCTCGGTTAAAATGTCATCTATGATGACGAGGGCTTTGGTTAAACCCTCTGCTTGACCCACAAGCCTTTGATACTGGTCAAAGCTGTGGATATTCGCTCCAGACGCGATACCCGCGTCCAAAATAATTTTTTGTTCTTTGACTCGGCGAATTATCTCGCCGACAATATCTCGCATAAAACAACCTATGCAAGACTTTTTTAATTTACGCCCTAGACCTTAAAAATTACTTTAATACTTCGGTCCAAACTGATCGCGGACGTTGCTGTACGGGCCAACCTTGCCGGCGTTTTTCATTTTGGCCTGGGCTGCGCCGCGCTTCCAGTTATTGTCCCGGTGCGAGCCTGATGCGCCCGGATCGATGTCCGTTGCGCCGTTGCCGCCGCCATATCCGGGTTTGCCAGTCTCCTGATATGTCTGGCGGAAACCTTTGAGTTGCTGATCTGATGCCATTAAACTACTCCTTGTGGTGGTTGTTGTGCTTCTATTTGTTGTTGAACTGCCTGCGCCTGCTGACGAAAGGCCTCTTGCTCTACCGCGATACCATGCTTGCGGATGTCTGCATCGGCCGTGTTAATTGCGTCAATTGCCGACATGATTTGCTCATTCTCAAGCTGCCGCTGCATGCCGTCTAGCTGAGCGCCTGTCTGCATGGCCGCGATGCGCTCGCGCGATGCGTTGTTGATGTTAGCCGTGGCAATGTTGGTTGCGTTTTTCTGGCTATCAATTTGACTCTGGGTCTGGTATTTAGCCATGAGCTCTGTGACCCTCTGCTGCAGCTCGGCAACCTTGATTTCGTAGTCTTGCTTTTGCTGAGCCGCCTGCTGTTGCATCTTAATCATTGCTTCTTGTGCTTTGCGCTCAGTTTCTGCCATCTGCGTTTTCATCAGCACGTTTGCCGTTGGATCCATCGCCGCGGCCTGCTCCATAGCAGCCTGCTTAGCCTGCTGTACCTTCTGCACCAGACCCATAATCGCAGGCTGCGCGCCCTGGAAAGTTGCCTCGGCGTCCTGACTTACCATTTCAGCTGCCAGAGCCAGTGCCTGCTGATCTTCTAACGTCAGCGGTTTTTCTTCGTGCAGACGGAGCGTGTCCTGTCCGCCGGCTGCCTCGGCCACGTATGCGCGCATCGACTGCAGATAGTGCAGTGTCAGGTGCTGCTTGATGTGCTCCAAAGCGATAGGCGCAAATTGCGGCCCGATAAGGGGGCTGCCACCATAATTGGGGTCCTGAGCATACGCCAAGTGAACCTTGATGTGCGCTAAATGATCCTGATCCGGGTAGGCTGCCGCGGGGCGGCCCATGGACATTGCAACGTTCTCCAGGGCCGGGTTGGCCTCTTTTATTCCATCTGGATCGGGCAATATCTCGCTAATCGCAGGCACTTTTAGCTGCTTCAGAACGCGCCGGTGGGCAGCGCGAAGATCGTACAATTGCGGCGCAGAATTAGCTATTTGCAAAATAGCTTGCGCCTGCGCCAGACGCTGTGTCTCTGAGAATATGTTTGGATCCGACACCGGACGGATGTCGTTATTTGACGCAAAGTCACGCACTTCAATTTCGGTGCCCGATTGGTTGTCCATCTCCTCCAAATACCAATGATTGATACGAGAAAGGATCTTGAACGACTTAGCTTGCGAGCGGTGCAGCCGGGCATGGATGCTTGAGAACACCTTTGCACCTTGCTCAATCAGTGCTTGGGTGGTGCCCACTGGCGTGTTAGCGTTTGCGTCGCCAATCTTTTCCTCGGCGGTCGTCACCACGCCTTTTGCAGCAGTTGTTAACCATCCAAGGAGGTTGTATAAAACACTCGAGGGTTGGTTAAACGGCAACGGCATAGCCAACTTGCGGACATCGTCCACACCAGGGGCACCTTCGATCTCTAGAACCTGCGTCGGTTCAATCCGGTCACTTTGGCCAGAGATGCGTCCACCTTTAAGCTTAAGCATCGTCTGACTGTTGTTAATGTGTGCAGAATCCAACAGAGCGCGAAGAGCGCCAGTAAGGGCGGCAGACAGACCACCAATAAGATGAGGAAGCCCAATGGCGTACGCACCACGCCACGGGATAAACTTAAACTCAACGATCCAATCGAGCTTTGTAAGTTTTTCATCGCCGGATTCCCAGTTACGATAAAGCGACAGCACCTTGTTGCTGCTGTCATCAATGGTCAGAATGTAAGGAGCGCGGCGGCCTTCTGTTTCAGGATCGTCTTCTAAGCGCAAAAAGCAAGTGATCTCATAAACACGACGGACGTTGTCGATGTTTTTCTGCGGGATTGACCGGCCTTCAATTTTGTTGTTTGCCATGGTTGAGCGCGTTTGTTCATCTTGCTCAATACCAGCGGGCGGAATGCTGTCAATGTCACGATAAAGACCCTGATCCGTGCGCTGACGAAACACGTCTTCTGTGATGTCTTGTTGCTCAGTTACTCGAGGCGAGGTGTAAAAGTTTGTTGTTGAGTAAGGCAGGAAGATGTTGTCAATCGGAATCCACTCGCAAGTGGGCCGAAGCTGTTCATTATCCCAACGCCATTTAAAGTACTGCGAGCCGCCAAGTGGAAGCTGCGTAAGGATCTGCTCCATCTCATCACGGTACTCCTCAACCTGCTCTGTAAGCTGCCAGTTAAGAAACTGTGATTTGCGCTCAGCAACATCTACACGCTTGCGGTCTGCCTCGCCTTTTATTTCCGACTTAACAATCCCTTCAGGCGGGAGTAGCTCTCTTGCGCTAGACGCCGCAAAGTCGACACAAGCTTCCGCCATAACTGGATGCACAACTTTGGAAGCTCCGTCAAACGTTGCGCCACCAGGCGCGTCTTTGCCAAGTCCTGTCCTTCGTAGTCCTTCTTCATACTGTTTGTCCCTTTCTTTGCGTGCTTCGCGATCAACAGTGATGTACTCTTGATATTCGTTAGCAAGCGCTTCTAAGACGCCCTGATCCATCGTTTCAGCCAAGTTTGCATAAAACTCTGGATTTTCGTTGGGGCCTTCTTTTGGTGTGTAATTAATGACCACCGAGCCATCATCAAGCTCAATGACCTCTTCATCGCTTTCGCCCGGGTCCAAGCCAAGAACTTCTTCAATGTTTTCTATCTCTTGCTCTTGCATCAAAGACTCTTGAAAGTCTTCGTCTTTTTGCAAGTCAAGAGAAGTTAACGAGGCTCCTTGCTGTATCGGCATTTGGGGCAGTTGCGGCATTATTTATAATCTTCCATTACGGATCTGTAACCGCCAGATCCAATTGCTGAGGGAGCGGCAGCTAAACCCAAGCCGCCCGCTGCTTGCCGGCCCTTAGATGCTTGGCCGGCAGCACGAGCCATCCGACCATACGGCAAAGCAAAAAGATAATTAAAAGGGTCACCTATCAAACTTGCTACGTTAACACCGGTTTGATAGCCACCTCTTTGTGTGTCAAGCTGCGGTATAAATCGTCCTTGTGGCGCAGACATATACGTTTCTTCTGACTGCTTAGGCGTATACATGCCGGCCATCTCGCCAAGGTCCATGTAACCCTTAGCTGTTTGCATAGGCGCATCACGCATGCCGGACATAAAATCTTTTGCTGCTTGTAGTGTCTGCTGGTACCCGCGCATCTTTTTGGGCGCACGGTTAGCCATCGCCAGCTCAGCTTCCATGTCGCGCACTGACCTGCCGTCTGCCTTCTTAGGCACTTCACCTTGCAGCAGCATCAATTCATCTTTCAAATACTGCGGGTACTCTGACGGCGGGCGCTCGAGGTAACGCTCCTCGATGCCTTCCGTTCTCGCGCGCTGCTTCCAGTCTGCCATGCCGCGCGCAGTGGCTGGACGCTCGCCAACAATTGCCTGTCCCAGCTCGCCGTACTGGTGGCGCGATGGATTAAACTCCGCGATGATCATGTCAAGCTCTTCGTCTGTCGGGAAGCGCTTGTGACGAGAGAAAAAATCTTGCTTTAATTTATCAATCAGCGGCGTTTTGCCGGCCGACAATTTTGCATTCTCAATTCCCTGCGCCATGCGCGCCATGTAATCCGCGCTTGGGGTGATTGACGCTTGACCTTCTACAGGGATTGCTTCTAAGGTGCCAGCTTCTTGCGCCCGCTCGATGTTTTGCATTACGTTTGGGTCGTTGATGTCTTGAACCTTAGGCTTTAGGTATGTGCCTTTGACCGTGCGCCCAGTCATAGCTTTTGTCAGGAAAGGATCCGGACCCGCGGGGAACATTAGGTTCGGGTCAGTGGCCAACTCGTGAAATGCGCGCGCCTCTGCCTGCGGTCCAGTACGAAGTGTAGACGATGGCCTTGACAAAGACATGACGTGCTTCTTTAGCTCTTGCACATCAGCTTCAGGAGGTGCCTTGCCATAGGCTTTTTTGTATCTGGCAATAGCCTTAGCAACCTGCTCGAGCATATCCTTGCCGACAAGCCTTCCTGCGGCCATGGACGGAATCCCTGCCATCTCCAGCATCATCTCACGTGGTGACTTAATTGGGTTCATTATTTTTGGAGTCTCCCTAGCACCACTTATGCACAATAGCCGCTAGGCGCGCCCTACTGGGCGTACGGGTTGTACCGCTGCTTGCTTTTGTCATCCGCGTAGTCGTAGTCGCGCACCGGCAGGGGGTCCAGCTGTATCCAGCCCGAGTCGCGCAGCACACGCAAGGCCTGGGATAAGCTGTCCACGTAGTCATCGTGCCCACCAGACTCCGGGAACGCACACACCTGGCGCAGGAAACGCTTTGCCCAGTCAGCAAACTCCCCATGCTTTTTCACATCCTCCGGCACGTAGACCTTGCCCTTCGCTATAAGCGGAGCCACGATGTTGATACGCTGCACCTTGTCCGCTCGGCCAGGGTTGTACGCCCTGACCGGCACGCCGGCACCTTGCAGCTCCTGGATTAGCGAGATACCTGCCGACTTATCCTCCATGAGGATTAGGTCTGCCTTTCTGCCTTTTGCAAAGGTGTTGTCCGCGCCGTACACGACCTCCTTAAAGTCGTTGATTACCTTCTTGCGCAGCTCGGGATATGACAGGTGCGCATCCCACGCATCCAGAAGGATGATGCACGTCCCCTTGTCCTGGTTCTCAAACACGCCCCAAACCTCGCAAGCCGTCGGGTCGTTGTGTGTCTTCTCACTCGTTGCCGGGTCGTATGAGGCGATCACATACTCCAGTGTCGGCGTCTCCTTTTTCATCGGCCACATCTTAAACCACTTGCGCTTCACAATGCCGGCGTCTTCTGGGTTTAGGATTTCACCATAGATCTCCTGTTTACCCAGGTCAGTGCCTTCGTAGGTCTCAAGCTGCTTGAAAAACGTCGCCGATAGGTTCTGCCTGTTGTCATAAGACGAGGCATTTACCATGTACACGTCGCCGCCGACCTTACCCTCGGCCAGATCGACAATTAACTCCTTTGGCTTGGGTGTGGTGGTTATGATCTGCTGCACCCGGGCTATGCCTTGGTGCTTTAAGCGCAGCGTAAACTGCACCTGGTCGTACGCATCGTCGATGTACTCAAACGCACAGAGCTCATCGAACCAGGCGCCATGGAACTGCTTACCTCGATACCGCTCTGGCTCGGATCCTGGTATGCCCTGGATGATAGACCCGTTGATTAACGTGATTTCAAAGAGCGACTTGTTGTAATCCTTGATCAACGAGTGCGGAATGATGTTAAGTAACCCCGAGTCGCCCTCAAAACACGTCGCCCGAATGTCGTTTGACGTCGGCGCGGTCACTAACCAGCGTGTGTCGGGGTGTTTCCACGCCCGAATCCCAATCCAATGGCTCGCGGTGTGCGTTTTACCTGATCCCCGGCCGGCAAGCATGAGGAAGGTGTCATATTCGCTGTCCTCCGGCTCTCTTTGGTGTCCAAGCGCGCTTAATTCCCATCGAACCTGCCACAAAGCCGCGTCCAGCTGCGGTTTTGGCCAGTGTTTGTTGTTTTTTGCAAAATCCGCCAGGATTTTTTCTTGTTTTTTGCTCAACATACTGAGATAAATCCCTCACTTGCCAAGAATGGTTTGTCAACAATGACATGAACGCACTGTTTCGGATCAATTTTCTTGATTTTTTGTATGTACCTGCGCTTTAGGCGCCCGTTTTTGTCTTCCAGCCTGAATGTCAGTCTATAATTCGGCCCAATCTCAGGCGTGTACAGCATGGTCTTACACCCCAGCGACTCAACCAGCGCCTGGTAGCGCCTAACTGTCGGGTAGTGGGGCTCGTAAATCGCGTATTTCTTCTCGTGGTTGTCCCACACCACATAAAAGCACGCGTCTATCAGACCCTCCAGCAGCTCCTCCCGTTGCTCGGGCGAGCTCTCCACGTAACTAAACGGCAGAGTCGTTGGGATGTCTGCGCCGGCAAACAAAAACGTGTCCTTGATCGATGGCCGGAACTCAAACTTAAAGCGGCCCACGTTAAACTGTTTCACCTTCATAAAAAACCCGTGCCCGCGGCACCGCTTTCTCACCCGCTCCAGATCCATCTTGCCTACCATGTTCCTGCCTGACGGCCGCAACGACCCCAGCCAGATACCCATCACATAGGGCGGCACCGGCAGATCCTTCCACGTGTACTGCAGCGGCTCGCACACTTGTATGGACCAAGTCTCTGGTTCTTTTTTAACCAGCTCGTCCATTGACAAGAGCTTGATCTTCGAGCGCAGTGGCTTAGAATACTTCTTGCCGCGGTTCTTAACCCACCGCGACAAGTTGTCTCTATACGTCTTATCTTGCAGCGGGAGCGCCATGTGAGAGTCGCCCTCTAGCCCCAGCCCATCATCAAACGACACCTGATAGCACGCGCTCGGTATGTACTGCTGCACCGATCTCACCGGCTGGGCGCAGCCCGCTTGGTCAAACACAAGATCTCCAGGGCGCAAGTCGATTGCCCGCCGCCAGCCACTAAGCGTGGGTATTGGCGTTGTCGCTGCTAGTCCCATGTCTCTTTGTCTTTTTCCTAGTCCGGTCGTTTAGTAGGGCGCGCTGTGATGCGCCAGGAGACAGCCAAATCTCCTTGAAGTAACCATCGAGCTTGCGCTTATTGGTGTACGCAAAGAAGATGTAGCCATCCATCCTAAGATCCCCTCTGCGGAATTGGCTGTTTGTTTGTGGGTTAATTCGCTTCATACCAGTGCCTCCATATACCTACTTATACAAAAAATAAATGGGGACAGCTGTCAAGGGTTGCGGGGGTTGCGGGGGTCTAAACCAGGTCCCCCTCTCGGTTTATATTTTTTATTTTCAAAAAAAAAATAAAAGTGAAATAGACCCCCGCAACCCCCGCAACCCTTGACAGCAAAAAAATTTTACCAACAAAATCAATAACTTACAAAAGTGCGGCATAGAGAAAAAAGGGCCTCAGACCCTTGACACGACCCCGGCAACCCTTGACAACTTGTCCGCACAAGCAAAAGTTATCCAAAGTTATCCACAGAGTTATCCACAGGTTGCCTATTTTTAGGGTTGTCTCTATACCTGTCTCTATACGCAAAAAAATATAAAAAAAATTGCAAAAACTGTCGATTTGGGGTGGGGCCACCACCGCCCTCCCCGACAGGACCCGTTCAGGTGGTCCGTCCCTATTTTCGACCCCCGTTATGTTGCAGCGCACCAATTTGCTGCATTGCAGCACCCCCAGTTAGTGCTCACTAACTTTGTGCAGTGCAACAAGTAAGTGAGCACTAACTAACCTGTATGCGGCAGTGCAACACCCCCAGCGAGCGCACACTAACTTATATGCTGCAGTGCACCACCCCCAGTGAGCGCTCACTAACATATTGCAGCGCGGCAATTAGGTTAGTGAGCGCACACTAACATGCAGGCAGGCACGCGTCTTGCCTTAGCAAGAATCATGCCAAGCTGGCCATGCAAGAATCGTGCCAGATTGCCGGCTAAGTTAGTGAGTGCTCGCGAGCGCGAGCTAGACATCTGGGCATAAAGTAACCACAACGACAGCAGGGAGAATCCAGCAGGCAAAAACCACCCTGAAAAAACCAGTATATTGAGACCATTACATAACAGGAGATCTCACCATGGCGGCATCCCCAGAATTTAAGCTTTACGACGCAGCAGGCACCTATCAGGCAGCCTGCAAACAGCCTGAGCAGGCAGCAGCCCTTGTTTCTTTTTTAGGCGACGGCGCCACCATCCGCTACGGCCACACCAAAAAAGACATCGTGTGGACCGAGGGAGTGGACGGCGCAGCTTCCGACTCTTATGACCAAACAGCAAACAAGGTCGTTGACCGGCTGTTTGCGCGCAGCGTTGAGCGCCAACGTCAAAGGGATTTTGACCGATGGGGCGGCGAGCGCCGGCTGTATCCCTTAGATTGACCCAGCATCACTGATGAGGCCTGAATGGCCGAAACCCCGGCGACGGGGTCTGATGCAATCACAACAGGAGCACACACCATGCATAAAACGTTACTCACCGTCGACACGAATGCCAAGACGGTTAAGGGTCAAAAATACGGGTTCATTACAGGCATTCTGTATATGGCGCCGTCGGATCTGTCGGGCCAGCAATTCTGCCCCATGGCCAAGCTGGCCGGCTGCGAGGCAGCTTGTTTAAATACAGCCGGCCGCGGCGCCATGTCGTCAGTGCAGCGGGCCCGTCTGTCGAAAGCCCGGTTTTTCATCCAGCAGCGCGACGATTTCATGGACGTGCTCGCTGCTGACGTAGCCCGGCTGCAGCGCCGCGCTGCCAAGCTTGGCATGACGCCGCTGGTCCGTCTCAACGGCACGTCTGACATTCGTTGGGAGTCGATCCGCATGCGCGACGGCCGGACAATCTTCGAGGCATTTCCCGGCGTGCAGTTTTACGATTACACGAAGATTGCCAATCGACGCGACATTCCGGCCAATTACGATCTAACGTTTTCATGGTCCGGCGTCGCAGCATTCGCCGAGTACGGCCGGCGCGCCATCGATGCAGGCATGCGCGTCGCCGTCGTATTCCAAGACCGTCGCAGCATCCCGGCGTCGTATCTTGGCATGCAGTGCGTCGATGGCGACGACAGCGACATTCGCCACCTTGATCCGCGCGGCGTCGTCGTAGCGCTGTATGCCAAGGGTAAAGCAAAACGCGACACGTCCGGCTTCGTGATCCCGATCAAGCTTGTGGCGTAATCCAGCATCACTGACGAGGCCTCGATGGCCGAAACCCCGGAGACGGGGTCTGATGCAATCACAACAGGAGAAAACACCATGGACGACAATTTAGGAATGGCCGGAAAATACAACGTCTACCGTTGCGAAGATAACGCCGGGTTTTATTTCGAGCACGAGCAGTACGGTGACGAGCGCTCTGTCCGGGTCAACATTGACCCAGCGACCAAGCAGGCCTTTGACTACGAGGGCATGTACGAGGTCCCCGCGACGTGTTTGGAGTGGCTCCGCGCCAACGGCGTGAACGTCTCAGACGTCGAATAATCAGCATCTCTGACGATGGGGTGATTCCCCGAAACCCGCGAGAGCGGGTCAGATGCAAAACCATCCTGAAAAAACCAGTACAATAGCAACACCACAACACGGAGAAAACACCATGAGCACACCACAAACCCCAATCACTGTCAGCATGCTGTCCGAGTACATCGGCCAGCATTCGGCAGCGAGCTACTCAGCACTCGCGCTACTGGCTGAAATTCTGAACGGCGAGATCGATCTAGAGCAGATCCGCCTCGACGTACTCGCGGAGACACAGCCATGAACATCGACACCATCCCGCAGCAAGTAATCCGCCACAGCAAAGGGCCCGAGGGCTGGGCCCGCGCCACCATGGGCCCGATCGACGGCCGGCACTGGGACGCCACCGATCGGCAGTGGATCCAGTGGCTGCAGGACCAGGGGCAGGACGTCGTCACGATCGGCGACACCATGTATCAGATCGTCACGCCGCGGGAATAAAACCACCCTGAAAAAACCAGTATAATGTAACGATCACGGAGGCGGGAAAGTGTGGCTTATGACGGTCCGGACAGCGGCGCAGGCATCAGACCCTGCGTTGAAACCCCGGCCGAAGCTGTCGGGATTCACTGCCCGCCCGCCTCCACCATAACCACAACACGGAGCACACACCATGCAAAAAACGTTCTATTTTTACACAGACCCCGGCCACGGCTGGGTCAAGGTGCCAGTCAATCTGCTGCACACCCTCGGCATCGCCGGCCAAATTTCGCTGTACTCGTATCAGCGCGGCGACTCGGCGTATCTCGAGGAAGACAGCGACGCCTCGCTGTTCCATCGCGCATTCTTTGATAAGTACGGCGAATTCCCAGTCTACCGGGAGCGCAACAGCGCGCACAATTATTCGCGCATTCGCAATTATGACAATTACAGGAGCAATCACAATGGATAAGACAATCAACGACATCTTCGATCGATACTTCGCCGACTGCGAGGCCGGCTACATGGAGGCAGAGCGCCGGCGCCTCGAGCGCGCCCGGCGCCGCGCTGAGCACGACAATAATCTGCACAGCTGCGGATACCCTCCGCCGGCTGTTATCGATTTAGGCTACACCGACTACGCAAAAGACAGCGCAGCCAGCCTCAACACAGATTAAATAGGGTCAGACACCATGAACTTATATCAGCAAATCATCGCCAAGGCCACCGGCCTCACAGACATCGACAAGATCCGCATGGTGGAGGATTACATGCGACAGATCTACTTTCACTCAACCCTCAATTGGCAGACACAGTCCCAATTAAACCGCGCCGCGAAGGTCTCGGCCATCGAACTAGAGGCCTCCGGCTGGGATTTTAAATAGGAGCAACACCATGACAACGACACAACAACAGCCCAAGGTTCAGATGCTGGGCATCAAGATCAAGGCCAAGATCAACCTTACCGCGGACGACTGGCAGCTGTACAGCGCCATGTCCGGCCGCGAGACGGCAGCCCGGCGCATGAACCGGGCCATTGAGCGCAAGCTGGCCAAGGGCGAGATCGGGTCCCTGCTGGACGTGCTGCAACCATACGCCAAGTGGGGGGCCATGGACAGCGAAAGCTACCACACGGTGTACGAGATCCTGCGCCGGCTGGGCCTGGACGACGACAAGTTTATTTAAAACCACCCTCAAAAAACCAGTAAGATACTAACCACAAAAGGAGCAACACCATGAAACGCTACACACAATCACGCAACGCCGACGGGTTTACGATGGACCAGCTACGGGCCGTCGCGCCGTCTATTTTCGCGGAGCAGCCGGCCGGTAAGGTCTCGGAGCGCTACGGGTTCGTGCCAACCGTCAGCGTCGTCGAGGAGCTACGCGATCGAGGCCTGCGCCCGGTATTCGCGGGTCAGACACTTTCGCGCGACGTTGACAATCGGCCGTTTGCCAAGCACCTGATCCGATTCCGCCCGACGTATGCGCCCACCATCGCCGAGCAGTCGCTGCCGGAAGTGGTCCTGATGAATTCGCACGACGGCACGAGCGGGTTTAGACTTTGGATGGGCATATTCAGGATGGTCTGCTGTAACGGCATCATCGTGTCCGACTCGGTCATGGGTCAGGTATCGGTGCCGCACCGTTCCAACGCCGCGCAAATTGTCGGCGATCGCTCGGTAGACTTTCTTGGCCGCGTCGATCACATCGAGGACCGTGTCCGCCGATTTATGGACCGCGTGCTGTCGCCGCTCGAGCAGGGCCAGCTTGCGGAGACCGCGGCGCAGCTTCGCTGGGGATCCAACCGGCCTGCGGGCCTGAAAAACGACGCGCTGCTACAGGCACGCCGTTACGAGGACGCTGGAGCTTCGCTGTGGCTGACCTTGAACCGCATCCAGGAGAACATCGTGCAGGGCGGCATGTCGCTCGGACGCCAGCGCCGCAGGCATTCGTACACCCGCGCGCTGGGATCGGTTAGCGAGAACGCGCGCATCAACGCGCAGCTTTGGGAGGCCGCCGATAAACTGGTGGCAGCGTAGTGCAGGGGGTGGCCAAAAACCACCCTCAAAAAACCAGTAAGATACTAACCACAACAGGAGCACACACCATGCAAGAAAAGAAACCAGATCCGTATATCCGCATGCTGGGCATGCCGGCCGAAGATCTGCGCAGGCAGATTGCCCGCCGACTGGACGAGGGCGAGGACCTGACGATGATGATCGCATCGATCCTGTCCGACGCGCAGGAACTTATCCAGGGCCGCGATCAAACGCGCGCGCTGCAGGCGATCAATCGCGCCAAGTGGATTTTATTCGAGCACCGAGAGGAGACACAGCTATGAAAAGCTTTTGGAACAACGACAGCGATCTGCAGGACGTTGCAGATCGATTGGCAGAGTTAGTGCCGGCCATGGGGGCCGTCGAGCAGCCACGCAAGAACAAGGCGCTCGAGCGATTCCGTCGCGCATCGAACTGCTATTATGACCTGTACAACAACGGCCTATGCAACCGCAGGCAGGAGTTTTATAGGATTTTCAAGGTCCGCGTGAGCAACTTCTACAAGTATAGGTATAGCCACAGCCTGCGCGGCCGCTACCGCGACATTGACTTCGACAGAATCATGCCAGTCGTCGAGCCCATCATGCGCGAAATCGTGATAATTGCGGCTAGCGAGCAAGGCATCGAGGTGAAAGAGGCCACAGCATGACCAAAAAGACAGCCGGCATCCTCGAGGAAGAGCTGCAGCAGCTTTATTCGCGGCAGGAGGCCCTCGAGGCCTCGATTGACCCTTGGGACCACAAGGCCGCGGTAAAGTGGCAGCAGATCGAAAATAAGATTCAGCAAGTCACAATGCAGATCAACATACTCCACATGAAAGAGGCGCAACATGAAAGTGATTCTAACCGTCTGCTATAACCCCAACATCGAGCACGACAGCGATGAGGGCAAAAGCATAGTAGAATTTTATTACCCGCCACACGTAAGGGACGCGCTCATAGAGTTACTGGGCGCCACCAGCGTGCAGGCCGTATCTGTATCAAGCCAGGACGAGGAAGAGTAACCATGCCAGTGATTATTACAGTAGAGCAATCAGGCCACGATCTATGGGTCTTCGGAGACGAGGGATCAGAGCACAAGGACTACGAAGAGCAGATGTACACGCTGCCGCGCTATGGGGAGGCTGTGCTTGCCCGCGACGCTGCGGACGAGTACGCCAACGCATGGGCCGCGGCAGTCGGCGGCACCGTTCAATACAAATAAAGGAGCAGCACAAATGCACACAAATTCCATTCGCACCAAAAACGGATTTAGCATTTTTGTGACAGTCACGGACCGCGGCTCAGTGCTGTCTTTTTACTCAGACGGCATGCACTCGAGCATCACTTTTGATAACGTTGACGCAAGGGCCCTGGCTGAGCGTATAATTAACGCGGTAGACAATCACCAATTAACCACAATCAAGGAGCAAGACCATGCAGAACTTCGGAATTAAAATTGACCCAGTGCAATCCCGCGCGCTGGCCAAGCGCCTCGAAGAGGCAACGGGTTTCGTCACCGTGACGTTCCTGAAAAAAGACGGCACCATCCGCAAGATGAATTGCCGCATGGGCGTCACAAAGTATCTCAAAGGCGGCGAGTCAAAGCTCAACGCCAACGACTACGTGACGGTCTTCGACATGACTAAGAGCTCGTATCGCGCGATCAACCGCGAGACGATACTCGAGGTCAAAGGAATCTAATTCGCTGCCCCGTTTGCGAGACGGGGTTTCTTACGCGCCAGGGGCCTCGCGTGCGAGAATGGCCCCACCAATAACCACAAAGGGATAACACCATGCGCTATTCAGTAACGACTCAGAAATCCGAAAACGCCGTGTATGACCGCGACATCGACTGCTACTACATGAAGCAAAACGTCGTCGCGTTCACCGGCCTGTGCCAGGTCCGCGCAGAGCGGGACGACTACTTCGGCGGCGAGGACAGTAAGCCGTTTCGATCAAAGGTCCTGCTGGACCCGACATGGCGGCAGCTCTTCGCCATCGCCAAGAAACAGCAGCAGGCCACAAGGGACGCCCACCACGACTTCTTCGAGGGCTTCTACGACACCGGCAAGGATGATCTGGCGGTGCACCCCAACAACCTGCCGGTGCGCATCATCGAGCTGGCGCTGGGGTCATAAGATGCTAAACCTTGTCGAGTACATTCTTTACACATCCGTGACAATTGCAATTCTAATCGCAGCCGTTTCAACTATACTGGAGATGCTATGAAGATATTAGGTTTTTGCATGATGCTGTTTGGGTTCCTGCTAACCACGCAGGGGACATCGTGGAACGCGCTGATGTTGATGGCCGGCGGATGCGCACTAATTTATGGAGCATACCGACTTGAAAAGAGATAGGACAGCGCTGTCAGACTACATCCGGGTGCTGTACAGGCACCCGGTGCTGCCGGTGCAGGAAGAGGAAAGGCTGTCAGGCATGATACAGGCCGGAGACAACGCAGCGCTGGATAAACTGGTGCGGCACAATCTCCGGTTTGTTATTTCCGTGGTCAAGGACATGCCGATTTGGCAGAATGGCTCGGTGCCTTTCGAGGACATTGTGGCCATCGGCAACGAGTCCCTGCTCAAGGCAGCCAGGAAGTGGGTGCCTCGTAATGGCGCGAGGTTTGCAACGTACGCTAAGCCATTCATTGTCAAGGGTATCAGGAGGACCCTTGATAATGAATGGTCAATGATCCGCGTGCCGGTAAACATCCTCGAAGAGATACGCCGCATGAAGTATCTCGAGCGGGTTTTATCGCAAGAGCTCAGACGCGAGCCAACGCAGGCCGAGCTTGCCAATCGAATGAAAGTGCACGAGAGCCGGATAGTCGAGCTGCAAAACTTACTGACTCTCGAGCCAGTATCGCTTGAGGCATACAATCAGGAGAAATTCCACGAGGAGAGCGAAGAATGACACCGATCCAAAAAGAGGTGTTCGATGAGCTGGGAAACCTAAAGCTTATCGAGGTGATCGACTCAGAGACCAGCCAACACATGGCTGACTTTCTGTGGGATCCAAACGATGATCAGACCCCTGAGAATCGTAATAAGTTTAGAGACTGGGTTACTAACTGGGTGAATACCCGAATGAAAGGAAAGCAAAATGGAAACTAGGCAAGAACTAATCCTGAAATTTATGCTGGCTTTGGCCAGCTCAACCGAGGTCACGAGGATGTTTGCGCAGAATGACAGCTACCTCGTAGCCAATCGAGTGTACCTCAATGCGGCAAAACTTGCCGATCAGTACCTCGACCAAATCTAATGTAAATGAGAATCATTCGCATTTGTCAGGGGTTGCCGGGGTCGTGTCAGGGATATGGACACGAGTTTCCATATACCACGCCCTCTGCAACCCATTGATTTAATTGATGAAAAAATTTGCTGTCAAGGGTTGCGGGGGTAGCGGGGGTCTATTTCACTTTTATTTTTTATTTTTTAAAAAGAAAAATAAATTTAAGAGGGAAGTAGGTTTAGACCCCCGCAACCCCCGCAACCCTTGACAGAGTTAAAGTAAAACTTTAAGTTTGTATTAGTAGAGGAACCATGACCAGACCAACAGCACTACAAGTAAAATTCGACAACATACCCATGACCCTGAAGATGATTCCGCGGTGGGTTGTGTGGCAGTTTGTCGAGGTGGAAAATGGGGATGCCCGCAAATGGGCCAAAATTCCCCTACAAGCCGCTACTGGGCTTCGGGCTAGTAGCACCAACCCCGACACCTGGGCGGACTTCCTAACAGCCCAAAAAGCCTATTTGACGGGCAAGTACGACGGCATCGGATTTGTCTTCATAAATTCTGACAATCTGATAGGCATCGACTTGGACGATTGTTTGGACGCAAATGGGCAAGTCACAACCGAAGACGCAGCCACGATGCTCGAGAATATCGACGGCTACGCTGAGAGGAGCCCATCAGCGACGGGCGTGAAGATCTTCACCAGGACCGCGCTGCAGTCAGCGCACGTTGACCACGCCAAAGGCCTGGAGATCTACCCACACGCACGTTACTTCACAGTGACGGGCCATCACATCCAGGGTGCCATACCCGAGCATGAAATTGATCTGTCCCCATTTATTCCACCCCGCACGATCCATAGATCGGGGGACGACTTTGCGGACTACACCCCGCCGGTGGACGACTATGACCTGGCGCGGGTGGAGCGGGAGATCCTCACCCACCTGCCGCCCGACTGCGGTTACACGGACTGGCTGACGGTGGGCATGGCGATGCATCACCAGTTCCAGGGCTCGGACGATGCGCTCGAGATGTGGGACAACTGGTCCTACCAAAATGGGGACTGTCCCTCGTACTCGCCCAACGAGTGCCGGCGCAAGTGGGCGACGTTCTCCAAAAAGGGAGGGGCGACGCTGCGCTCGCTGATCTTCAAAATCAACCAGACAAAAAAGCAGGAGGCCCTAGCCCGCGGCGAGATCGTGCTAGATCAGGCCCCGCTGGACCACGCTCGCAACTTCTTGGAGGCTAACCACACAACCGAGGAGGGCGTGCGGCTGGTGCACTACGCGGAGGACTACTTCGTGCACAGGGCCACGCACTACGAGGAGGTGGAGGAGGCGACAATCCGTTCGCAGCTGTACAAGTTTTTGGACAAGTGCAAAAAGACGGACCGCAGGGGCAATCTCGTGCCGTTTATGCCGACGCCGGCGACTGTCACGGCCGCGCTCGATGCGACAAAGGCGCTCACGCACCTTGAGAACCACGCCAACACCAAGCCGCCGGTGTGGCTGGACGGCTACGCGCAGGGCAAGCCCGCGGCGTCAAAGCTCATCAGCGTCAAGAACGGCCTCTTCCACCTGGAGGAGTCGGTGCTGCTGCCGCACAGTCTGGGGTTTTTTACGCAAAACAGTCTGCCGTTTGACTATGACCCGTACGCCAAATGTCCGACGTGGGAGATGTTCCTCACGCAGATATGGGGCCACGATCAGGAGTCAATCGACACGCTGCAGGAGATCTTCGGCTACGTGCTGTCGGGAGACACGCGCCAGCAGAAATTTTTTAACGTCATCGGTCCGCGCCGCTCAGGCAAGGGCACGATCAACAAGGTGCTGGTGGAGCTGCTCGGGCAGCACAACACCGTGGCGCCGGAATTAGGAGAACTTTGTGATACTTTCGGTCTTCAGCCTTGGCTGGGCAAGCTGCTCGCTAGTTTTACGGACGCAAGAGCACCGGAACGCAATCGAAGTGCTGTTGTCTCTCAGCTTTTACGGATTGTAGGGGGCGACACAGTCACGGTGAACCGCAAAAACAAAGAGGCCTGGAACGGCTATTTGCCAACGCGGATCATCGTGTACTCCAACGAGGTGTTGCAGCTGACAGAAAACAGCAACGCGCTGACTGGTCGCATGATCGTGCTCAAGATGACGCAGTCGTTTTACGGCAAAGAGGATACCGAGCTTGCATCTAAGCTGATGAAAGAGCTCTCGGGCATCTTTAATTGGAGCATGGTGGGCCTGCGCCGGCGGATGGAGCGCGGGGGCCATTTCCTGCAGCCAACAAGTGGCGTGGACTTGCTCGAGATCATGGAGGATCTATCCAATCCGATCAATTTGTTTTACCGTGATGTCCTAATCGAGGACCCGGAGGGCACGGTGGACAAAGACGATCTGTTTAAGGTCTTCAAAAAATGGTCACAGGAAAAGGGCATGCACCCCGGCACTGATCTGTCGTTCAAACGTAAATTCCTGGCAGCAACGCAGGATAAGCCGATCTCAACCGCTGTCTCGAGGGTTGAGGGCCGACGGGAGAACGTGTACCGTGGCGTCAAGCTCACGGACAAGGCGCAGGGTTTCGTCAACAGTTTGAGTGAATTTAACGAAAGGATTTTCTGATGGAGACATGGGCAAAACCTGATCGGTGGGTCAAAATTGTTGCCACCAAAAAGCTGGGCTGCATTCGTGCTGTTGATGAAAGAGGCCGACTGTCGATTGCAATCCCAAGCGAAAACGATTGGCCGTTTCCGACACGCGTATTTTGCGACATCGATAGCGTCGTGCCGGTAGGGGCTCCCAAAAAACCAAAGGTTGTGCATAACTTTGAGGAGGCGTTACTGTGAATGATTTTGACAAAGTGCTCGAGGACATCACACCGCGGTGTGTAGACATGCATCAGCATTTCCCCACGCTGCGTCGGCTGGCTAGCGAATGTGAGTCGTTCGTGGAGATGGGCGTGCGCGGGGCGTGCTCGGTGTGGGCGCTTGCTGCGGGGCTGGCTGAATCGCCGGCACCCAAAAAGTGGATGATCTACTTGGACATTGGTAACTGCAGGAGTCAGCTTCTCGAAGATACATGTGCAAAATACAACATCGACGCGCAGTGGATGCAGCACGACAGCCGCACCGTGTCTACGCCGCCAACAGACCTGTTGATGGTTGACACGCTGCACACTTACGGGCAGCTGGTGACCGAGCTTTTGCACCACCACCAGTGGGTAAACAAGTACATTGTCATGCACGACACCGAGGCGCCGTGGGGCATGCAAAACGAAGCCAACGACGGATCGGCTAAGCAAGGTCTGCGTGCCGCGGTGCTGGATTTTTTGCTGATGTTCCCCAAAGAATGGGGCGTAAAAGAGCACCATTCTAATAGCCATGGATTAACTATATTGGAGAGAAAAAATGCAAAAAGAACTTGAACAATTTAGACGGATTGTTAACAACGTGTGGGCGCGCTCGCTTGCAGCCATGATCGCTGTTGTAATCGGATTTGTATCGGGCATGCTGAGCGCGCAGTGGCGCATCATGGACGACTGCAAATTTATCAATAGCTTTCGGGTCGATAATCACGCATTCGCCTGCCAGCGCCGCATATGAAAAAGCCCCTACGGTTTGTAATTGAAACTGTGTTCTTGGCCGCTTTCTTGTTTGTTATGTTTGCATGGGGCATGCAACACGGCAAACGAGAAGCCCTGAAGACCGCGCTTTCGACTAACCCGGTGTCCGAAGAGCTCGAGATGGTTTGTCTCAGTATTTGGGCCACCGAACAAAACAAAAAGGTAAACCCAAAATGACCGTCATCGTGTTACACGCCAAAAGTTTAGATCCGATATTCTTTGCGCTGTTTGCTATCGGGGTTGCAATGTTTGCTACATGGAGGAGCTACCGTGAAGATAAAAGTGAGTGGCGTTCCCTACGAGGTTGATAGTGAAAATTTAACGCAGGAGAGCAAAGTGAGCGACGGGGGCAAAGGCTCGGCGCCCAGGCCGATAGAAGATTGGGCGCGCTTTGAGAAGAACTGGGACGAGATATTTAAACCAGAAGTAAAGTCGCCATGCGTCGAGGTTTGCTTTTTAAACTTCGAGCAGGGCATGTGCATGGGCTGCAAACGCACACTGAATGAAATAGAAAACTGGTCTACGATGAACACAGAAGAAAAACGCGCGCTCATCGAGGCGTTGAAAACTAGGGAGCTTCATGGGTAAAAACTGGGGGTACTATCACGTCGACTGCGGCCACTTTCCGGCCGAGATAAAGCTGTGCTTTTCCAACGAGATGTTCCAGCGTGTGCTGCTCGATCACGGCATCACGGTCAAGGCCACCGCGCTGGATGAAGGCATAGCGGAGACGCACTATCTTACCGATGGCAAGATGGGCGTGATTGTTATGGTGTTTGACTTAAAAGAATGCATCGACGAGGACCCGGCCTATCTAGCCGGAGTCATCGCGCACGAGGCCACACATTGCGTGTGCCGCGTGTTTGAGCACATTGGGGAAGAGCCAGACGAAATTGGCGAAGAGTCCCGCGCGTACCTCACCGAGCACATTGTGAAACAAATCACAACAGGCGTACGCATGGAGATGGAAAAGAATGTTAGAAAAACAGATAGAGCAGTACCTGGGGAAAAAGGTAAAGGAAAACGGGGGGCTGAGCCTAAAGTGGATCAGCACAATAACGGGGGTGCCGGACCGAATAGTGTTCCTAAACCAAAAGATCCATCTGGTGGAGCTAAAAACAAGCGGCGGCGTATTGTCGGAAAGACAAAAGATAGTCTTTAAACAATTAGAACAACAGGGCTATCCAGTAACAATTTTGCGAAGCAAGGAGGAAGTTGATGGCTTTGTCACTTGAAAAACAATTGATGCGTAATTTTTTGTCTAATGCAAAAAGAAGAGCAAAAAGAAAAAATTTACCATTTAATCTTGACAAAGACTATTTAAAATCCATCGTTCAGACACATTGCCCGGTATTTAAAACATCGTTTGTATGGGAGTGTTCTGGGCTTGGTAAAGGATTTACAAAGCCAAATTCCCCATCACTTGATCGAATTATTCCTGAGCTCGGTTATGTGAAGGGAAATATGGTTTTTATTTCGCACCTTGCCAATAAAATAAAACAAGATGCAACCGAAAAAGAATTGTATGCCGTAGCCGATTGGCTGCACGATAAACGCAAAGAGGTGTTAAATGCTTTTAAAGACAAATCTACATCCCTACCAGACTCGCCTGATACACCAGGCAGAAAAACTGCCGCACGTTGGCCTTTTCCTGGAGCCGGGCCTGGGTAAATCGGTCACGGCATTAACTATTTTTACAGAAAGCAAACCAGGACGGACCCTGGTGGTTGCGCCTAAACGTGTTGCTGAATCTGTATGGGCGCAGGAATGTCAGAAGTGGGAGCATTTAAAAGATTTAAAAGTCACAAAGATCATGGGCACGCCGCGGGAGCGCCTGCTGGCATTGCACGGAAAATACGACATTTACATTATAAATGTCGACAATTTAGCGTGGCTTGTCGACAACTGGATACCAGGCAAATTTGATTATTTAATTATTGATGAAAGCTCTCGATTCAAAGACCCGAGCACAAAACGATTTAAAGCGCTTAAAACTGTGCTGAAGTCTTTCAAGCGCCGCATCATCACCACCGGCACGCCCACACCGCAAGGCCTTGGAGATCTGTGGTCTCAGGTGGCTATTCTTGATCTTGGTTCTAGGCTAGAAACAAGCCTTACAAAGTTTCGAGATAAATATATGCATGCCACCGAGCGCAATCGGCACACCAACGTGGTGTACAAATGGGAAGTGCGCCCCAATATGGACAAAGTAATTACAGACAAAATATCGGACATTTGTTTTAGTTTAAAAGCGGAAGATTATTTGACGCTACCCAAGCTGACAAATCTCTACCACAAAATAGAGCTTGAGTCGGACACAATGGAAAAGTATAAATATCTCAAAAAGGAGATGGTCAGTGAGATCGATGGTCAGCAAATTACGGCGGTTACGGCGGCGGCGCTTGTCAATAAGCTTTTACAGTTTACCAGTGGCACCCTTTACACCGAAGACAACGGTCGTGCGTTCGCACACTCAGCCAAGATTGAATTTCTGGAGTCGCTTGTTGAAGAAAACAGCGCCCCGACTTTGGTCTTTTATCACTATAAATCGGCGTTAGAAAAGCTGCGGGAAACTTTTCCGGAGGCCGAGTTACTAACAGACGACAACATAGAAGGGTGGAGAGATGGCAAAATCAAGATGATGCTAGCGCATCCGCAGTCAGGAGGCATTGGATTAAACCTACAGTGCAACGTAGGCGATGTGGCGCAGTGTGTTTGGTACGACTTACCTTGGAGCTCAGAAAACTACATCCAGGCCAACGCGCGCATTTACCGGCAGGGACAAACAAAGCCGGTGATCATTCATCATCTGATGATTAAAAAGACAATCGACGAGCAAGTTATAAAAGTGCTGGAGGGTAAGATCAGCCTGCAAGACGCGCTCATGGATTCATTAAAAATATGAATGTAATAAAATATAAAAAGAACGCAGCAGCCCCTCGTTTGTCCGACGAAGAGCCGGATCTGATGGAGCAGGAGGATGTCGAGGGGATAACGATCACGCAGGGGGATGGATGGCTGCCGTGGACTCACGATGACTTAATTGATATACGTCGCGTCATAGACGAACGTATGCCAATTAAGCAACGTGAAATCATGGAAGCTTTTCTGATGGGCAACACAGCCGCGGACTTGGGGGTGACAGAGAAGTACTGGCGCTATCACTTCAAACGCGCGGTGGAGATTATTAAAAAGGAGCTGGGGGTATGAAACATTACAGCAGGCTAACGGAATTGGAAACTGTTTTTATAGACTTGGATATGATTGTCTCTACCATGCGCGCTATTTCCGGCGGCGTCGAGGAAATCAACATGCGCGACACGGTAAACACGATGTATTTTTTGACAGATCAAATTGAAAAAGTTTCTAATCAAGGGATGGATTGTTTCCAAATACTTTTTGAGGAAATAAAAAATGAAAAGCCAGAAAAAAAGCCCGTTCGCAAAGCCAAATAGGTTTGATTTAGAGCAGGCGCTTCTGGTTTTGTGGGGGTCTGCAGAAGACGTAATGTTGTTTTTCGAGCACTACTATGAGCATCACGAATCCATGTCCGCGGATGATGTGGCAAACACGCTGCTGGGGTTGCATCAGCTAATCCACATGCGCGGACAAAAAGCCTTTAACATTTTTGAAAGTCTTGTACATGAAAATCCCAAAAAATCTGTTGACACCATTTAAAAACCCTTTTGTTGAAGCCAAGCGCCAGGAGCTGGCCATAGCAATGACAAAGAAAATGATTAACGAGGCCATAAAGGACGGCAAAGGTCTGGCCAAACAACGTGATGAAATGCAGGGCAAAAAGCCTAAAGATTCTGCATAAGTAGTAGTAAGCACGTCGGGAGACGCCCTACTACCCCGGACGCCTCTAATGGGTTGCGACTACGCGGCCGGGCGCACCACCGGGGACCCCTATGGGGTTGGAATAGTTTCGACGTGGGCCAAGGCCTAAGCGGCAACCTTGCGGACCTGGGTGCGATTCCCAGCAACTCCACCAAAACATTGCCGGGGAAACCGGGGAAACCGGTGACATTTTTGATCATTGTAAATTTGAAATCTTATTTTTTAGTAATGAAAAAATACCCCGGTTTTACCGGTTTGCCCGGCGCGTGAAAGGAAACACTATGGAAGACTTCAAAACATTGCCCAAGATGGCAACCGGAGGCTCCGCAAAGCCTGGCCTGTACGCCAACATCCACGCCAAGCAAGAGCGCATCAAGCGCGGCTCTGGCGAGAAGATGCGTAAGCCCGGCTCCCCTGGCGCCCCGACAGCTAAGGCATTCAGAGAGTCTGCCAAAACCGCTAAGAAGTGACGGCCATAGCAATAGCCAGCACCAGCGGCCAATGCCTGCCGGTGCTGCTAAAGTCTATTGAGTGTTATGTCCCTAACGATGTGGACGTGTACATCTCATCGGCTTTCGATGTGCAAATGCCAGACCGCCGTGTTGTGTGCATGCCCAACACAGCGACCAACTTTGGCGACGCGTACAACAAGGTAGTCAAAGTCGCGTTCATGGAGCACGACCTTTTGGTCGTGTCCAACGATGACGTGGTGCTAACGCCGACCAGCTACGACAAGCTGATGGCTGACTACCGGCTGCTGAGCGAGCAGCACAAGGTAGGCTGGGTAGCAGCAAAATGCGACTACGCCAGGCCAGCCCAAAACATCCGGTCTTACAAACAACTAAACGGGCCGCGGTTTCAGGAAGAAGATTGGATTTATGAATGCCAGGTAGTGGCCCCGATCTTCGGTGTAATTAGCCGAGCCGCATGGCAGGACTATGATCCGATCAATTGGTTCAGTGATGATGTCCAGTGTTACGAGCTTGTTAAGCAAGGCTATAAAAATTTTGTTTCACGCTGTTACGTGCACCACGTGGGCAGCCAAACAGTAGGCGAGGACTTTACGAAGTGCAGACAAGAGGCAGAGCCTTGGCTAAAGGCAAACAGGCCCGAATATCATAAACTTTGGTACTAACCATGGCAAAATCAAAACACGAATTTAAACCAGAGATGTGCGATACGCTCATCGAAATGGGCAAGACCGGGGCATCACAAAAGATGATGTGGTCCGCGCTCGGCATCTCCGCCGGCGTGGCAGAGACCTGGAAGAAAAAGTATCCTGACTTCGCCGACGCGCTCGGTGTTGCGCTCGTCCACAGCCAAGCATACTGGGAGCGCGAGATGTTGGCCAACGTGGGCAACAAGGCATTTAACTCCCGCATCGCGGAGATCGCGCTGCGCGGCCAGTTTCCGGCCGACTACAAAGAGACCCGGGACCAGAAGCTCGAGGTCAAGGCCGACGTGGTGGTGGACTTCTCCGGCGCTGTCAATGACCTGATCAAAAGTCTAAAGGCCGCAAAAGAGTAACCGGGAAAGTTACGGCTGTAACCAAAAGGGCACTTTTCAGTGCCCTTTTGCATTAGTGGGAATACTACTAACCCGCCTTACCAGGAGAACCGCCTTGACTGCGCACGCTATTCTTTCGGCATCTGCCTCCAAACGCTGGCTTACGTGCCAGCCCTCGGCCCGACTCGAGGCCAGCCTACCAGAACCCCCTCGCCGATCCGGCGACTTCGACTACAGCCAAGAGGGCACCATGGCCCACACCCTGGCTGAGATAAAGCTTCGCCACCACTTTGGACAAATTGGGATTGAAGAATATGAACGCGAATACGAAATCATCAAAAACACGCCGTACTACAACGAAGAGTTCGAGCACTACGTCGACGACTACGTCCTCTACGTTCGTAGCCAGATTGGCGAGGGCGATCAGCCATTCTTTGAGCAGCGTGTGGATTTTTCTGACTTCGTGCCTGACGGATTTGGTACTGCGGATGTCATTATTATTTCCAAGCACTCAATCCGAGTCATTGACCTCAAGTTCGGAAAAGGCATCTTCGTCGAAGCCAAAGACAACCCGCAGCTCAGGCTCTACGCGCTCGGCGCGTACTGCAAGTTCAAAGACGACTACCCGGACCTCAAAGAAGTCCACTACACGATCCACCAGCCAAGGGTAGAGAACATTTCCACCGACGGCACAACCGTCACAAAGCTGCTGGATTGGGCGCAGTATTTTGTAAAGCCAAAAGCCAAGCGCGCATGGGCGGGCACCGGCGAGTTCATCCCCGGCGAGCACTGCCAGTTTTGCCGCGCCAAAAGTACATGCAGGGCCCGCAGCGACTTTGTCAACGAGGTGGCTAAGCTCGAGTTTAGAGAGCCGGCGCTGCTGACTGATGAGGAGCTCGAGCTGGTGTTCTCCCGAGCAGGCGATCTGAAATCTTGGGTGAGCGATGTTGAAGGCTACTTCACCGAGCGCGCAATCAAAGACAACCTAGTGCCGGCCGGATATAAGTTAGTGAGTACTCGCACACATCGTAAGATCTCAGATCAGCCGCTTGCAGCCCAGGTTCTTTTGGAGAATAATTTTAAAGAGGACGACATCTGGGAGCCGCGGACTTTGAGATCGATTGCACAGCTTGAAAAGCTGGCTAAAAAGGGCCATGTGGCCTCGCTACTGGGTGGGCTGATCGTCAGACCTGAAGGCGGCCAGAAGCTCGTCAAAGACCAAAATTTAGCCGCCGAGGACTTTAAATGAGCCCGCAGCTGTTTCTCAGCATGGTGGGGCTGATGTATATCGCCACCTGCTTGTCTTACTTTAAGATCCGTCGCATAGGCATGATGGTGGCTTTTATTGGTTATACTATCGGACAGATCGGTTTGATAATTGATGCCTATGAGATGGGCGGCGATGATAGTAGTTGAGCAGGGCAAAAAGTTTGAAGTGCCTGATAACATGATTGAAAATTACAAGAGTGATTTTCAGGATATGAAAATTAAGCACGACAGAGAGACGCTGACATTTTTTAGAAACGCGGTAATAATTATGTTGGCAATGGCCAAACAAGACGCCGGACGCTTGAAAGACCCTGACTTTGTTGGGGATATTATTAGGGCCCTTGCGGTGCGCGAGGCTTTAAAGCAGACTAACATGCTGTACGATGCGTAATTCCATATCGTGCAACAAAAAAGTATGCAGTTTTTGCATAAGTAGTAGTACGGGATTAAAGAGCTAACCCGATAAATCAGCTCAAACGTCTAACAAGGAAGCCAAGATGGCAAAAGCAATCAAAGTAGTAACAGGCAAGGTTCGTTTCTCTTACGCTCATGTGTTTCAGCCCCAGACTCCCAACGAGGGCGGCACACCAAAGTACTCCGTGTCTTTGATCATTCCAAAGAGCGACAAAGAAACCATCGAGAAGATCAACAAGGCTGTTGAAGAGGCAAAGAAAGAGTACGCCACCATCTGGGGCGGCACTGTTCCTAAAGGCCTCAAAGGCGGTCTGCGCGATGGTGACGCTGAGAAAGACGATCCTGCTTATGAAAATTCGTACTTCATCAATGCAAACTCCACGCAAAAACCTGGAGTCGTTGACGCGGATCTAAATCCGATCATGGATGTGTCGGAGTTTTACTCCGGCTGCTTTGGTCGCGCTTCGATCAGTTTTTACGGCTACAACAGCAACGGCTCTAAAGGCGTTGGCTGCGGTTTGAATAACGTCCAGAAACTCGAAGACGGTGAAAAGCTTGGTGGTGCTACAAGCGCAACCGTGGATTTTGCGATTTAAAAGACTAACCCCTGCAATCCGCGCTGCCATTTTTCGTGGCGCGCGGCTCGCTTCTGTACAGGAGAAAAAATTGAAAGTTAAAAAGGCAGAAAAAATGAGTTTTTATCGATTCTTCCCCAACAACCAAAACTTTGTAGTCGCTTCGGGCGAAGCTCGTAGTCCTACAGATTTTTGGATGTCACTGGACTTTGGTGATGGTTCAGAAAAAGCCTCATTTTCATTCGGTGATTGGAACAATAAGGCTTCCATGGAATTGCTCAAGAGCATGCAACGTGCTGTTGAGGAAGCGATGGAGTTCTATGAGAAAGCCCTTAACCTGCCCCCGGTTACCAAAAATCTCTCCAAAGATTATGATAGTATGCTAAGCAGCCTTAAGCCCGTGGCTCCCAAAAAGAGGCCCGCGGTCAAGAAAGCAAAAGCTAAGTCGTAATTCTTTTCTGCAGTAAGCCGTCTTCGTCTAACAATTAAGTGTCCCGGGCTACCCGGGAAGATGTGGTGTGAGAATCCCACAGGCGGCTTTTTTTACTTCACCATTTACCAAAAAGAAAAATACATGGACCAGTATCAAGAATACATCGCAGCAAGCCGTTACGCCCGTTACATCGACGAAAAGGGAAGACGCGAGAATTGGAGCGAAACGGTGTGGCGTTATGTTGACTACATCTTTTCACGCACGCCGGCAATTGCAGAAAACCAAGATTTAAAACACCGCGTTTACAGTTCGATCTATGAATTAAAAGTTATGCCGTCCATGCGTGCTGTGATGACGGCAGGAAAGAGTGCAGATCGTGACAATACCTGTGTCTATAATTGTTCATATCTCCCCGTCGACGATCCGAAGTCTTTCGACGAAGCTATGTTCATCCTGCTCTGCGGTACTGGTGTCGGGTTCAGTGTTGAATCCAAATATGTTACTCAGCTGCCCGAGGTGCCGGAAAAACTTTTTAACAGCGACCACGTCATCTCGGTCCACGACTCAAAAGAAGGCTGGGCGAAAGCGCTAAGGTTGTTAATCGCTCACCTGTATGCCGGCGAGATCCCGAAGTGGGATGTCTCGAGCGTCAGGCCCGCGGGCGCCAGACTTAAAACATTTGGTGGCCGCGCATCGGGGCCCGAACCCCTGGTTGATTTGTTCCAGTTTGTTGTCAACACATTCAAGCACGCGACGGGCCGCAAGCTAAACTCGCTTGAGTGCCATGATGTTATGTGTAAAATTGGTGAGGTTGTAGTCGTTGGTGGCGTGCGTCGCTCCGCCATGATCTCTCTGTCTGATCTCGATGACGAAAGGATTCGCCATGCCAAAGCTGGTCCTTGGTGGGAAACTGCTCCCCATCGTGCACTCGCCAACAATAGCGCGGTTTACAATGAGACTCCGACGGTTGGAAAGTTCATGGAAGAGTGGCTGTCCTTATACAACTCACATTCTGGCGAACGAGGAATTTTTAATCGTGAGGCTGCGCGTAAGACCGTTGCAAAATATGGGCATCGCGATCCCGACCATGAGTTTGGAACAAACCCCTGCTCTGAAATTATTCTTCGACCGTATCAGTTCTGTAATCTCACAGAGGTTGTCGTTCGTGCAGATGACACGATTGATACGCTTAAAGATAAAGTGGAGCTGGCTACGATTCTTGGCACAATCCAGGCCACGTTTACAAAGTTCCCGTATCTCCGTAAAGTCTGGCAGCGCAACACCGAAGAAGAAAGATTGTTAGGTGTTTCGCTAACAGGCATCTATGACAATGACATGATGGTGCAGGGCAAAGAGGATGTGTTGTCCGTCTTGCGCGAGCATGCCAGAAAGGTAAATGACGAATATGCCACGCTCCTCGGAATACCTAAATCTGCTGCTATCACTTGTGTTAAGCCATCAGGAACAGTATCACAGCTTGTCGATTCAGCTTCTGGAATACACCCAAGACACTCCAAATATTACATCCGAAGAGTACGAGGAGATAAAAAAGATCCTCTTACATCTTTCCTCGTCGGACAAGGAGTTCCATCAGAAGATTGCGTCTATAAGCCGACCCAGACTACGGTGTTTAGTTTTCCCCAAAAGGCCCCCGCTGGGGTTGTCAGATCAGATGTGACGCCGATCTCCCACCTGGAAAACTGGCTGCGCTATCAGCGGCACTGGTGTGAACACAAGCCGTCTGTTACAATCTCTGTCGAAGAGAAAGACTGGCCGACGGTTGGCGCGTGGGTCTGGGAACACTTTGATGAGATCTCCGGCGTATCGTTTTTGCCGTATGATGGTGGCACGTATCGTCAGGCACCCTATGAGGAGTGTACTGAAGAGGAATACAACCAGCTAAAAGCTAAGATGCCAACGCTGGATTGGAGTAAGTTTCGTGAAGAGACGGACAACGTCGAGGGAGCTCAAATGCTTGCCTGCGTTTCCGGAGTCTGCGAAATATAGTTTTGTGGTGCATGGTGAGTAGTACTTATAGGGGGCGTCAGGCAGGCATCAGAGGATGTGGCAAGCGGAGTATTTTCCTGCCTTCATAACCGCAAGTAGTAGCCACCAAATCTGGCCCCCTACTTTTTTAACCGCCGATACGTCGGCTTGCCTTAGGAGCACAGCATGTCAATTACAGCATCAATCGACTTCGAGACCCGCAGCACTGTAGACCTACCAGACTTTGGTTTGGATAAGTACTGCAAGGATCGCACTACCGAAGTCATCTGCATGGCGTATTCGATTGACGGAAACGCCGTCCGCATTTGGACACCGGACCAAATGCCTCCCGAGTGGCTCTTTGACCCCGAGACAAAATTCACCGCATGGAATGCGGCGTTCGAGGCCAACATCATGCGCCACGTTCTCAAGATCCCCGTCGCTTGGAGTCAATTCATAGACAGCATGGCCCTAGCCGCGGCCAACAATCTTCCACAATCATTGGAAGAGTGTGCGCTCGTGCTAAAAGTGACCGATCAAAAAGATCCCACCGGCAAGCGGCTCATTCAAAAACTCTCCAAACCAAAACGCAACGGGGAGTTTGAAAAGGATTCTCTCTTGCTCGCGCAGATGTATGAGTACTGTAAGCAGGACGTGCGCACCGAGATGGCCGTGGCACGCGAGCTACGCGCGCTGACGGATAGAGAGCAGCGTGTGTGGGAGATAACGCAGATGATTAACGACCGCGGCGTGCCAGTCGATCCTGCCGAGCTTAATCATGCGATTGCCGCCGTGACAATTAACAAGGCGCAAATTAACTCGGAGATCACTGCGCTGACCGGCGGCATCACGGCCAATCAGCCGGCGAAGTTAGCTGAGATCCTCCGGGCCTCTGGGGTCGCCGTCGATGACCTTACCGCTGAGACGGTCAGCAAACTCCTTGCTAGTTCCGATACACCAAAGCAGGTCCGGCGGATTTTGGAGCTGCGGCGGCTCGGTTCGCTCACCAGCGTAGCCAAGTATGAAAAGATGCTCGAGGTTCAAGTCGGCGGCCGTATCCGCAACACGCTCGTCTACCACGGCGCCAGCACCGGCCGCTTCGCTTCCAGGGGCGGGCTTAATCTTCAAAACCTGGCCAGGCCAACATTGGACGATAAGGCCATAGAGGAGGCCGTAGAGCGGATCTTAGTGCTGGGTAGAGGCGGCACCATGGACGAGCTATCCAGCCTCGTACGGAGCGCCATAAAGGCTCCTAGCGGGTATGTTTTTGTGGACGCTGATTTCTCAAGTATAGAGAACAGGGTCGCGTCCTGGATTGCCGGCCAGAATGACAAGGTGGAGCTTTTCCGTCAGGGCTTAGATGAATACAAGACGTTTGCCGCTAATAGCCTGTATGGGGTGCCGTACGAGGAAGTTACCAAAGAGATGCGGCAGGTGTCTAAGTCGGCCGTTCTCGGGTGCATGTTTGGGCAGGGTTCCCGCGGGCTGGTTGAGTATGCTGAGGGGATGGGTGTCACACTAAGCGAAGCCCAGAGCGAGAGGGCTGTTAAAGCTTACCGCCAGGAGTACCACATGGTTAAGTCCACTTGGTACGATTACGAAACTTGTGCGGTACAAGCTATACAGAATCCTGGCGAGGGCGTTAAGTCAGGCAGAGTGGCGTTTAAGGTTGCCAAGCACGCACTGTGGATGCAGCTACCCAGCGGGCGGCTTATCTGCTGGCGGGATCCAAAGGTCGAGGACCAGCTGACTCCCTGGGGCGAAATGAGGCCCGGGGTCACTGTTTTCAACCAAAACACTTTTACTAGGAAGTGGGGTCGAAACAAGCTTATTGGATCGAGTATATTTCAGAGTGCTGTGCAGGCTACTGCCAGGGATATGCTTACCGAGGCTATGCTTGCGCTTGACGAAAAAGGATTTGAAGTGGTCAACAGCGTTCACGATGAGGTTCTCCTGTTGGTTAAGCAGGCAGATGCAGAGTCCGCCTTGGGACGGGCGATCGATTTAATGACCACTCCTCCCAAATGGGCTCCTGATTTTCCTCTAGCCGCTGAGGGCTGGCACGGCAAGCGCTACCGCAAGTAGGCTAACAGTTCCAGGCCCGCAGCGATTTGTTAATGCGGCTATCGGGATCGTTAGCCGTTTTGGCAGACGTAAGTTTCTTCTTCATGCCCGTCATCCGGGCACAGAATGACTTCTTGCGCGGGCCTCCCTCCGGCTGGGGACGCTTCAATGTGCCGCCGGTCTCTGCCTTATAAGATGCCCGTCCCTTGGCGTTTAGCCCGCCCTCTGGGTTCTTGCCCTCTTTGCGCTGCCATGCAGGCGTCTTGCCGCCTTCTTTGCGCTCAATTATCTGAGAGGACACAACATCGAGCGGGCTTAGCTCGCGCGCCTGCGTGGTGACATACTCGCGATTAAGCTGATCAATTGGCAGTGAGTGGCCATACCTGCGGCCGGCAAACGGATCCACCAGGACGGTCTCTAGGCCGGGCCTCTGACCCGTCTGCGCTGCCCGCTTGTCGGCGTAGTACTCAGCCACCCGACGCTGCGGTGACACAAAGACGCGCTCTTTATCTGGCGCGCCAGCAAAGCCGCGGTACATTTGCTGCAGCATTTTGGCAGTGTGCCCACCGCCGGCCATCTCTTCTACCTCGCCGCCTTCTGCCTTCTTGCGGATCATGGCGCCAGCCGGGCCCAAGCCCAGTCGCTCGATGTCATAACCCTGGCCTAGCATATAACGGAGGTACTCCTGCAGCTCTGCCGGCGTGAAGCCTTTTTGGTAGGTGTCGCGCGATGTGATGATGGATGTCGGCTCGGGACCAGGGCGGCCCGTGGCTTTCATAACATCACCGCCGCGGGTTGTAATTATGCCAAGACCACCCGGCTCCATGACCCGGCCGATATCTCTCACAATCTCGTCTCTAGCCTCTCTGGGAACCACGTTCAAAACATTGAGGTTTGTAAGCCGATTGTAGGCGTCTGAAGGGATTTCACTGGCCTGCGAATAGGTAGGCGACCACCCACGCGCAAACGGCTCATAGGTCTCGTATTGACCTGGCATAGCCTGCGCGCCTTTTCCAAGGCCTGCACCATAGTCAAGCCCGCGACCCATGGCACCGCGCTGGGCAAAAACGTCCGCTGCCTTTTGGTAGGTAGGCAACGTGCCGGGGATCTGGGTGCGAGCTGCGTTGGCAGCGGGCGGAAGTTCCGCTTGTTTTCCTTGCGCAACAAGCTTAATTAAAGCATCTAATCCGCTTTTTGTTTTCATATATGCGCCAATCCACCGGATTTATAACCAGCATCTTCTAATTTTCTTAATAGCTCTTGGCTAAGAAATGCGTTTGGTTTTCCATGACCGCCTTTTACGCCCCTCATAAATTCCATGTACCCTGGTTGGCGGCCAGTAAAATCTTTCACTTGCTCGATCCAGTTACCTAACATCAATTCTTTAGGAACCGGACTAAAAGCAACACCTTTATCTTCCCCTTTTAGAATATAGGGAAAAGCTGAGTGAAGATCTGGTCTGTAATCCGTATCGCCAGTTAAAGAAAAAAGTCGAGTACCAACAGAATGAGTTGGTTGCCCTAATGCCATTGGATCAGTCATTTCTTTCATAATACCAGGGTAATCAAATATCTGACCTTTACGACCACCAACGCCTTCTCCGCCAATAACTTCACTAATTGCTGCTCTACGATCAAAAGTATTGCCCATCTGTTTTAACATTTCCGGATTTGCAACATCCAAACCAGAAAGTTTTAAAGCAGAGTATTTTTTGTAATCTGAAAGCCTTTTGTTCATGGCCTCTCTTAGCTCTGGGGGCAACTTTCCCATAGCTGCTTGACGAGAAAATTCATCTGTCAACATGTCGTAAACATGTTGATTAGATCTGTGTTGCGCTTCTGAACCAATAAAGGGAGACCAAATAATTTTATCTTCTGGGAATCGTTTGTTTATATTTGTTATTGAAGTGGCTTTTGGTTTTGACGCAACACCCCAAGCGGCTTTTGCTTCTGCATACCGTGGATCTTCTAATTGAAATTTAGAAAAACCCGGGCCTCCTAAATCGCCGCCCGTGGATCGCATGCGATCTGATTCCGTTACGTATAGATACTTATCTGCGTGTGGCCCCAAAGCCTCACTTGCTTTTACGACTTTTGTTTGCTTTGGGGCGAAAAACTTTTTTGCAGAATCTAAACCTCCAACTACGGCTTTTCCTCTAGCATAGCCCACTGGGCCGCCCATGGCCATGGGGTTATTCACGCCGCCGGTTTCTTCTTTTTTATCTTCCATCATATTAAGCAACAGCGGTGCGCCAGCAGCCAAGGCTGTGCCCCCGATGCGGGTGATTGGGTGTGGGATGAAGGATAAAACGGAACCTAACGCGCCAAGCCCGCTAATGACCCCGCCGCTTACATCACCCTCACGCAGCCGGTTTATAGCATCAGTAGCCTGAAAGCCGGTGCTTGCGCCGGCAACTCCCCGGGCCGCCCAAGCCGGGAATTTACTTGCCGCGCCCTCAACTGCTCGCACAGCCGCCTGGCCCGCGGGAGGCAGCTTTTGTGAGAGCGGTGCATTCTTTGCCCGCATGCGAGCTTCCATTTCCTCGCGAGCTTTTTGCTCTTGGTAATCGGCAATTGTTAGCGGTTTGTCTTTGGTAATGGTTTTTGAAATCTTACCTTCACCAATTGGTTTACGCTGCTCTTTAAACTCTTCAACAACTTCGCGAACAGTTTCTCCTGGCCCTGCGCCGTACCCAGTTTTAGCTATGTACTTCTGACCGGGTGCTCGAGGGTCTACCGCCGCAGCTCCGGGCGAACCGCCAGGGATTTGCAAAGCTCTGCGGCCGGCCTCAGTGACCATGGGGCCTAAAGTTAAACCACCCACCGCGCCAACGCCGCCCCACAGCAAAGGATCTTGCGCAGACAGACCAAGCTTGTCAGCCATTTGGCTAATAAAAGGTTGCGAAGACATCTGCGCGGCAATACTTTCTACCGTTTTTTGTTGCTGGTCTGGAGGCAGATTGGCAAAGCTGTCATCTACTTCGACAATGCGGCCGTTAATTTCTAATTTCATTATGGCACCACCCTCCACTTTAACCCGCCGGGGGTTGTTCCCGATTTCGGCGCGCCGGCTGGCGGCTGTGCGGGAAAGGTAACTTTCTCTCGCTGGATTTGACGAAGCCGATCTTCGTAAGCTTTGACAGCATTCTTATACTGGTCTGTTGCTTTAAACTGCGAGTAAGTCATGCTTTCTGGTTTACTTCTATACATCTCTCCAAGCTTTTGATCCAGCTCGGCTCTAGCCAGCAAACTTTGTTGGATCTTAACAATGTTTGCTGGTGTTGAACGAATTGAGCCGGCAACCTGTTGCAAGAGCGTACGTTCAAACTCAGTAACCTGGCCCTGGCCTTTAATAATTGTAGACAGGTGAAAAGCGGTCTTTTCAAGCAGCGTTTTTAGACGGTCACGAGCTTCAATATCCTCTGGACTGGTGCCTGGCCTTGCTCTGAAGATTGCCTCGTCAAGGTCCTTCATGCCAATAGAATGACCACCGCTGATTGACATTCCTGATTGCAATAGTACTGAAAGCGCACTGGCCACACCTTGGTTTTGCAAGATGCCAACCACTTGCGGCCGCCGTGTTGTAATGTCAATAACTTCTCTAGCTGTTTCTGCACGATCAATAGCGACAGGGGCTTCAGTGGCTGTTAAGAAAGATTCAAATTGCTTTGTTTCTTTTTCAGCCATTCCTTTAAGCTGTTCTTTTTGTGCTTCCATACGAGCTCGAGCTTCTGGCAGTGTCGGTCTTGTTGGGGGTTCTGTAGGAGCCTGTGCAACCTGGATGGGTTCTTGCGGCGCTGCGGGGGCCTGCCCAGAAACAGGAACCATACCCTCGTTTGCTGCGGTAAATGCTCTTTGCCGGACATTTAATGGATAGCTATTAAATCTCTCCGCGATGTCTGCCCTGCGTAATGTGTCGCGCGGGTCTACACCCATAGACTTCATCTGATTTTCTAAACCGGCAATCTGCTGCTCAGTTAGATTTTCAAATTTAAACTGATCCGCTGTTGTGGTTTCGGGCCGAGGTAAAGGCGGGAGAGCAGCAGGACCAGCAGCCGGAGTTGGGGCGGCACCCGCAGCCGGAACAGGGGCAGGACCAGCAGCGGGCATAGGACCCGCAGCCGGAACAGGGGCAGGACCAGCAGCGGGCATAGGACCCGCAGCCGGAACAGGGGCAGGACCAGCAGCCGGAGTTGGGGCCGGGGTTGCAGTTCTAGCCGGGCCTGCTGCAGGAGGAACAATAACTCCTTGACCGCTCTCTGCCATACGTCGAGCAGTTAGTGGATCAACAATTTCAATTCTGCCATCGGGCAACACAACCTCAATGTTGCGTGCATACGTTGCAGGATTGGTTGTAAACTTAAGTTCTTCACCAATTTTTGTTTTACGGTAGTTATCTAAAATGGCTTGGGCGCCGGCAATGTCGCCCATGCCCATTTTTTCATTTATGGCTTGTAAAACTTCGGCCGGCAGTTGACCGACACCGGGAACTGCTACAGCGCCGGGAGCGCCGGGAGCGCCGGGACGGCCCAACCCCTGCAAAAATTCTGCTTGTTTGGCAAGCTGCTGTTGCTGTGCTTTGGCCGAGGCAATTTGAGAGCGCATTTGGAATAGCTCTGCTGCGCGATCTTCTTTTTCTTGCGCGCGTCGACGCACTGTCTCAAGCGTAGTGCCGGGTTGGCTCGTGCCTCCCCATGCCAAGACATCTTTGATGTACTCTTGAAACGGGCTCTGAGCGGCTATGCGCTGTTGATAAATGCGCTCCATATCTTCCAAAATGGAAGCTGGCAAAACACCAGTGGTTGGAGCCACAGGCAAGGTGTACCGCGCGCCTTTTGCTGGCGCCACAGGTTTACCTTGAATTATCGGTTGCTGCTCAGGCTCTTGTGGGAGGCCGCCCGTAATTTGATCAGCCATTATTCTCCCTCGCTTGTCCCATAAACTGGCGGGTAGGAACTGCCGCCTGAGCTGCCTGAGCTACCAGAACCAAGGCTTTTTACCCAATCATACACACCGGATAAACCTCCTTTGATGTTGCTCAATTGTGTTGGTAGACCCCCAATAAGCGTGCCCAAGCCCCCTAATTGCCCAAGCAAACTAAGTTCTTTTGTTTGCTCAGTTGTTTTACCGGTGTAAGGACCAAGTCGACCAAAAATATTAGCTAAATTGACCAGGTTTGTATAGGGATAACCTTGCTCAAACGTGCCGGTTTCAAGCGCACCTTTAGCTATTTGAGATCCAAGCGTCCCAAGACCTTGACCAGCCTGAACGCCCGTTTGTTGCGCTTGCAACGCCGCGGACATTTGTTTTTGAAATAAGTCAGATGCAGCAGCAGCGCGAGCGCGCTGTAGCGCAGATAAATTCATGCTGCTACCAAAACCGCCGCCAGCGATAGATTTTGCTGTTTCCGCCGCACCAATTTCTGGCAAAATTTGGTTTAAGTAATCTTGTTGTGCACCAAATAGACCGCCAAGAGGAGTAGAAACATTTGGACGCACCGTCGTTTTGCCGGCAGCATCAGTGCTTGTAATCCAAGGATTAGCAGCTCCTGACCCAATTGCCTGCAGCGTGCTTTGAGCAGAAGAAAACGGCCCCTGAGCACCAAACACATCAATGGCTTTTTGTGCCGTGGTTTGGCCAATAGCGGGGGTTTTTGCCTCCTGTGCGCTCTTTACTAGGCTTTCTTGAGCACCAGTGAACCAAGAAGGCATTGTCTCCTTGGTTAGCGCTTTGTCAGTTAAAAATTCATTAAGTCCTGGCATTTTTAGTCTTCTTTCTTGCTTTGGTTAGCGCTTCCTCAAGATACGCAAGGGGCCCCCTGCTGTCTTCTGGTAGCTCGTCCGGTGCTGCACTGCGCTTGTGAGCGCGAATTACTTCCATAAATTCGTCCAGTACTCCAGCTCCTGCGTCGTTGTCACCATTTCCAAGGCCAGAAACAACATCGGCAGGGATAACAAACTCGCCGCTTGCCAGCATAGCAGGCACGCTATCGCTGGTGCCATCTCCGCGGCCTTTGACGTAGCGGTTAGCCATAAAGGAGGAGCCGCCTTCTGAATAAAACTCTGGCTTGTGGTCAATTAAACCTCCCTCTTTGGCTTCTTTAACGTCCGCATCATAATAGTATTTGTTTTTCTCTTCCTCTTCTTTTTGCCGTTCTCGCGCTTTTTCTTTCTCATCTAAATAATCAAAGAAAGCGCCTTCTGCAGCAGCAAGTTGCGTAGGTTGCAGAGATGCCGTAGTGCCGCCTGTTATTTCTTCTAACGTGCGAACCAATTTAATGTCTGGCATTTCTGGAAGATCGCGAGGTTTTAAAAACTCTGTATCTCTGGCACCAAACGCAGCAAGTATAGGAGCGCCTGCTCTTGTGGCCGAAAGACTTACCGGAGTTGTCGGTGTCGGTGTCGGTGTCGGTGTCGGTGTCGGTGTCGGTGTCGGTGTCGGTGCAGGTGCAGGTGCAGGTGCTGGAGCCGGAGCGGGTGCAGGTGCTGGAGCCGGAGCGGGTGCAGGTGCTGGAGCCGGAGCGGGTGCAGGTGCTGGAGCCGGAGCGGGTGCAGGTGCTGGAGCCGGAGCGGGTGCAG